AGCACCCGTTTCTCTCTCTCGAAGATTCAGCCCGCAGAACACCCCCTTAAAGGCCCCTGACATGCCCGTAGACGCAAGAAATCCCCCTAACCCATGTAAGGACTAGGGGGATTCTCGTTGGTGGCTCAGATTAGGCCGCTTCAGCTTCTTTCTGGGCTTCTTGTGCGTCGAACCTCCGGTGGCATGGACGACACATTGGGGTATAGTGATCGGGGTTAGCGCTATACCGTGTTCCGGTTGGCGCACTACGGTCGGACTCTTTAGTGGCTAGCTCGTCCGGATCGCTTAGGTTGTAGGCCCAGTCTGATGCTTGAGTGCCACATTCGCAGGTGTGCGATGACGCCTTGCCCCGGTGGCGGGTAACCCTTGAGTGCGCGCTCCCGTAGGTGATGTTGCTTCCCTTCCAGCCGGGGTTGTTGGCCCCTGGGAGGTTCTGGCGTCTCGGCCTATCGTCTGTGCTTCCACGTAGCCAGTCGCGGTCATAGTGGAGCTTGCAGTAGCCCTTGGCCTTATGCTTCCTGTCGCACCCTTCTATGGTGCATGTCCGCGCCGTCACCGCTTCTAGTCCCCCCGCTTCCGTGTCGGCCGGAACAGTGGGGTGAAGTATCCGGTTCTCTTGTGGAGTTCGCACCCCCGGATTCCAAGATCGCACAAGGCGTCACTCGGGTGGGTTAGCCAGTACTTGAAGGTTCTCATTCGGTTAGCTCCCTATGTGGTGGTCTAGCGGAGGAAAGACTTTTGGCCGGCCCGGATACACAGCACTTCCTCAAGCCAAGACTTACGCTGATGCGCAGCCATCGTCTTAAGCAAGTTGTCACCGCCAAGATCCCGCCAGTGCGCGTCCCGGATAGTGCGACCCTCGTAGGTGACGATCAGTTTGCGCCGGGTCTTCTCTTCCCGGTAGGTGACTGTCGTGACGAGGAACTTCGCGCCGCTCGGGCTGGTGTGCATTTCACTGTCGGCTTGGGTGGTCCATAGTCCGGTGAGTATGGCTTTTTCGATGTGCAGGAACGCGAGTTGTGTGTTGGGCATGGTTCACGGTAGCACGCGCTACGCCTCTTCCCAATCACCACCGGGTAGGCGCTTCAACACGGTGTAGCCGAATGAGTGCGCCTTGGCCCTGGCGTCTTCTTCGTCCCGCGCCTTGAAGATGCTTCCAACCATGAATGCTTGCTTGGGTTGCGTGCGGTCCTGGGTGGCCCATTCGTAGTCGTTCATGCTCAGTCCTTATAGGTCGTAGTCCGGGTCCATCCGGATCTTGTCGGTGCCGTCTTCGTTCAGGACGATGATGCGCTTGAACGGACGCCACTGCGCATTCTTGATTGTGCGGTAGTGAAGACCGCACAAGTTAGCCCACGAGTCACAGTCCGAGGTTAGCTTCACTCGGTAAAAGGCTTCTCGGTTGCAGTAGTCGCAATAAGGCGCTACTGGCACCCGGACTTCATCGTTCATAAGCAGAACAGTAGCACCCTATAGCTGTGAAGTGTCACCCCAAGTTTGGGACGATTGACAAGTAGGCCGTTAAGCTTGGGCGGCTTTCTCGTACTTCTCTAGTTGTTCTAGGGGGAAGCGCCAGCGTCGGCCAAAGCGGGCTGCTGGGATCTCTCCTGCTTGTGCCATCTCTCGGATAGTTCTTGGGGTTATCTGCCAGCGTTCGGCGACTTGGTCTGCGGTGAGGAACTGGGTTGTCTTCATGTCCATGAACCTACGTGCACCCCTTGACACGAGAACGGGCATAAACGGGCATAGGACGCGCTCTTGGGTCAAAGGATGCCTTGCAGGGCGGCTCGTGTCGTCTCGGCCGAATCTGACCACAGGTGTGTGTAGACGGACAGTGTCACCATCGGGGAGGAGTGTCCTAGCCGGTGTTGCACGACAGTCACGGACTCTCCGGCTCGGATAAGGGCTGACGCGTAGAAGTGGCGCAGGCTCTTCGGGGAGTGTCCAGCCACGCCCGCCTCCTCTGCCGTCTTCCGGAACTTGATGCCGATGTTCGGGGTCATCCACTGGTAGTCGCGCTCCGTACGGAACAGCGGCGACTCAGGAGCATAGTCCGGGTGGGCTTCCAGGTGCAGCATGAGCAACGCAACCGCGTCGTCAGGCAACGGGACGGTCCGGTGCGCCTTAGACGTCTTAAGCATGTCCTTCCACTCCCAGACCCCGTACTCGCCGGCCGATTGGGCTGTGACGTACAGCTCCTTGCGTTCAGGGTTGAAGGATCGCACCCGTAGTCCACCCAGCTCCCCCGGCCTTATCCCGGACATGGCAAACAGGGACAGCATCGTGGAGTAAGGCTCTTCGGCTTTTGCTACTAGCGCTCGAACTTGATCGACAGTGATAAGCCCGGTGGGGTCAACGGCTTGGGATGACTCAACCTTGCCCGCGCCCTTGCGTGCCCCTACGACAGGGTTACGGGGGATCTGGCCTTGGGCTACCGCATCGTTGAAAACGGCGCTCAGGTTCTTCGTGAGCGTCCCTACGGTGCTACTGGACAAAGGCTTATTGTTGGCCCACGGACGAGCGGTGACTAGCTGCTTCCGCCACTCCCGAATGTCGTCGGTGGTTACGTCTCCGAGCTTCATGTACTCAAGGTCACCAAGGTTGGCGACAAGGTGCTCCCGGTTAACGCGATTAGATCCTTCGGCGTGATCCGCCCAAGCCTGGACGACTTTCCCAAGGAGCTTGTTGTCGGACCTCCGGCCGGTCGGCTTGAGGCCAAGTTGTTCATCTCGCCACTTCTTTGCCTCGCCGTAGGTGTCGCAGCTCTTGGACCTCTCTTTGCCGCCGACCCTGACTCGTGCGACGTATCGCGGCGGTCGGCCGTCTGCCCATGTGCGCTTCTGGATTCCGTTCGGCATCGAGTGCTCCTCCCGTGGGGTGCGGGAGGCTCCCGCATTCCTCCCGCGTCTCGCTGAATCTCTGCCTCCCTCAGCTCCCTCAACGCGCCCGGAAAAACGAACAAGACATGCAGGTGGAGAGTGAAAAACAGGCTGGACCTTGACTTTATCCAAGAGTTGTGCGTGGTGGCAAGTTACTCCATCGTGTAGATGTATTCCATGCTACCTTAACTCTCCTACCAGGGGCTTAGCCCCTTAGGTTGTGGAATCCTCCCGCATTCCTCCCCACACTCGTTTGGTGCCCGTAGGTGGGTGTTAGCTAGCGGGAGGGTCCGTCAGCGTCCACGAGTCTAGTTCCGGATGGTGTCGCCTCCCGCGTGCGGGAGGTTTGCGGGAGGCTCAACCTCCCACGGGGTGATGGTGCGGGAGACCATCTCGGGCATGCGGTGCCCCGGCTTCTCCCGGTTCCACTTCTCGACCTTCGCTGCAACCTCGTTGAACCACGCCTCACGCTGCGCGTCGTCCTCGAAAGGCAGCACCCGCACCCACTGGCCGCGATCCTGGTCTGGCTCCCCCTCGTAGAAGCGGACGCCGTATTCGATCTTCGGCCCCGGCTCTGGGTCGCCTACGTGTCGCATGACGCACCCACCCTCTCGAAAGCGAACACCGCCGACAGGTCCCAGATCACACCCGACGCGCAATCCCAGCCGTAATACCAGAACGGATCAAACCGGCGCTCCCAGAAGTAGCGCTCGAAGATGATCCCCTTGTAGTGCTCCTGCACCAAAGCCCAGTCCGGCGACATGTAGCGGGAGTTGCCCGTAGCTTCGGCCAACAGCCCCGGCTTGGAATAGGCGTTGTTGAAGTAGTCGAACTCGGCCAGATCCTTGATGACGAGTATGTCTGCCTCATCGGCCAACCCAACCTGGTAGGCGTACTCCAAGGTGTCCAACCCATACTCGTTGTCGGTAGCCCACCGCGACCACCCGTAGTCGTCCTCGTTGCTCACCCACAAGCCGTCAGGCTTATCCTCCCGGAAAGTGGTGTAAGGCCGGGACCGGTCAAGCTCCAAGGCCCCCGTCTTAGAGAAGTGCACAAGTCTCACTGCATATCCTTTACGCTCTCGGGGAACACTACGATCTCCTGCTCACCACGGTTGGTGAAGAAGGCCAGCACATCATCCGTGTTAACGGTGCCCTTAACGACCGACGGGGCGGCGGCACCAAACCGGCCAGCGAACCACACAGCCTTGTCATAAGACAGGGTCCAGCTAAGACCGAACTCCGAATCCGCATAGCTGGCGTCATGCCCCCGGTAGATGGTCAGCTCATCACCCATCTCGACACGCAGAGCATGGTGGTCCTCCTCCGACATGGCATTGCCACGCATTGGCCGACTGGACCCCCAGAGATGCCGCCACACGCTTGCGCACTCCCAGGCGTTCTCGGTGTTCGTCCACACCGCGCCTACAAGCTCCCAGTACTGCCGGTCGGTGAGGATGCTCTCCCTGGCGATCTTAGCTAGCGCGTCGGCCCGGAAAGGCTTCTCGTGAAGCCACACGGCAGCTTCCCACCGCTTGTCCTCGATAGCCTTAGCTACCGACTCCTTCTTGAAGCGCAGACGCTCGTTGAGGATCGAGTAGAAGCCGGGGGGTGCGAACAGGTCGCACACGAGGGGATGCTTGATGGCAGGCCCCAGCGGGCCGTCCTGCATGTGTAGGGCAAGTTCGTGGTCGAGCGGTTCCATCGGCCCGTGGAGCAGGGCTAGGACTTCCTCGATCTGCTTATCGTCGGTCATTACGGTTAGCTCCCGTTTCTAAGGTGTTCTACTACGCGTCTTGCAGCTTGCTCTTAAGCTCTTTGCGGGTGATGGTCGGGTTGTCCGCCGCTGCTGTATCGAAGGCCATCGACAGTCGCGCGACCGCGTGTTCCACGTCCTTGGGAGGTGTGCGGCACAAGACGTCGTTCTGGTCGTTGTTGTGGTACGGGTTGCCATCCTCGTCGAGGTCCGTTGCGAGCACCCCGTTGATGACAATGTCCGTGGACAGCCGGTGCTCATAGATAGCGAACACCCAGCCGCCGATGTGGTAGGTGACGCCGACCTCGCGGCCGTTGCGCATGATGCCGTAGCGCATGCCTTCGGGGATCGTTGCGCCCGTCAGTGCGAGTGCGACGTGATGGGCCAAAGCTGTTTGCCTGGTCACCCCCTCCTCTTCCAGGAGTCCGATGAGGCAATCGGTGACGTTGTCGGCTGTTGCAGGCTCAATCATTAGGTTGTCCTTACTTCTCGATGAGGTTGAGGCCGAGCTGCGCGGCAGCGTACAGGGCGATTCCGGGAACGTCTCGGGTCTCCCCCTCTTCATCCACGGAGCAGAAGATCACCGGCCCGGCGAGAACGTCCCACGGGGCGATCTTCATACCCAGGTTGCGGGCCACCAAATCTGCGGCCACCAAATCTGCGGCATGGTTCGGTTCCAGGCTCTTGAGCTTGCCCTCCTCGTTGAAGAGCAGGAACGTCTCATCTCCCGCGTACAGCCCTTCCAGGAAGCCGCCCACGATTCCCTTCAAGGTGGCGAGATCGGTGTTCATGGTGCTGACCTCTGCGGTGCCGTCGGGCTGGACGACGAGAAGCTTGGCCTGAGCAGTCATCTTGTTTCCTCCGTGAGGGGTGTTGTTCGGTTCGTAGTGAACGCTACACACGCCCGGATGGCATGTCAAATACGCCGACCGAGGTCCCTGCCAAAGCTTACGTAGTGTGTGCTTCGTAAGACTCTTTAGCCCCGTTAGCGTAACACGTTAGCGGGGATTTTCTATATCAGGGGGCTTGGTGTCGAACATTAACTCGCTTAAGACTGCCGGTAAGGCGCTCTGGGATGGCGTAAAGACCATCCGACGAGTTGATTCCGCATTCGAGCCGCTGCTCTTCAATGCTTGCCGCATTGCCGATCGTTTGGACGAACTTAACGACGCACTAGAAGCTGCGCCGCTAACCGTCACAAACGCTAAGGGTGACGAAGTCGCTAATCCACTAATGACTGAGCACCGACAGCAACTACTAGCTCTTCGACAAGTTCTGCACTCTCTCGGCATCCGCGAACTGGACCTTGAGGTTGCTCAGGAGAAGTCGCTTGCAGAAGTACTCGCGGAAGCCAAGGAGCAGATGAAGTCGAAAGGGTAAGCCTTGACTCGCATCGGTGCCCAACTTCCGCCAGCGGAGCACTACCACGTACCCCTCTTTCATTCCTCTCTAGGTGAAGATGCCATTGCGCTCGCCCAACTCGCTGGGCTTGAGCTAGACGAATGGCAGCAACACGTCCTCGAATGCAGTTTGCGATTCAAGGAGGACGGACTCTTCGCCGCCCCCGACATGACGCTGATCGTGCCCCGCCAGAACGGTAAGGGTTCGGTCATTGAAGCGCGCGAACTGGCTGGACTGTTCCTGCTCAAGGAATCCACCATCGTTCACTCTGCGCACGAGTTTAAGACTGCGGTTGAAGGCCACATGCGGCTTACTGCGCTTGTCGAGAACTCGGACTATCTGAGGGCAGAGGGTAACCCCAAGTCGACCAACTCTGGCGCGGCCGGGACTATCGTCAAACTCCAATCTAAGAAGTACAAGCTGCCTGACGGCTCTTTCCCACGTGTGGTGTTCGCTGCACGGTCAAAGGGATCTATCCGAGGCTTCACCGTTGACGCGCTGATCATGGACGAGGCTTACGAGCTTCCCGACGCGGCGCTTGACGCTATGACGCCGACAATGGCTGCGGCCGACAACCCGCAAATGTGGTTCATCTCTTCTACGGGCATGGACGACAGTGACGTGTTGCGACGTAAGCGCAATAACGGCATGGCGAAGCTCGACGATCTCGGATATTTCGAGTGGAAGGCTGACGACGACTGTGACCCGGCTGACCGGGACCAGTGGTACCAGTCCAACCCCGCTCTGGGTATCCGCCTCAAGGAAAACAAGGTCGCTCAGGAGTTCCGGACGTTGTCCCCTGTGGGCTTCGCTCGTGAACGTTTGGGCCTCTGGGCGTCGAACGACATAGACGCTCTGATTCCCGCCACGGTGTGGAAGACCCTTGAGTACCAGGATCACGAGCTTGAGTCTGACGAGCCGGGTGTTGGTGAGCCTATCGGCCAGGTGTCTGTGGCTGTCGATGTTGCCCCTGAGGGTGACTCTGCCGCTATCTATGTGGCCGGCCAGGATAAGCACGGCTTGTTCTGTGTGGAGCGTGCCGACTTCTTGGAGGGTATCAACTGGGTGCCTGATGCACTCAAGTCGATCCAGGAGAAGCACAAGCCTAAGTCGATTGCCATTGACGTTACTAGTCCCGCTGGTGCTTTGGTTCCCGCTTTGAACGACCTGGAAGTCGAATACCAGGCGTTGACTTTGAACGACATTACTTCTGCATGCCAACAGTTCCTCACTCTTGTTATTGAATCCCGACTGCGTCACCGCCGTGTCGTTGATGACCCGGAGTTGACTAAAGCGGTCTCTATGGGCATTAAACGTCCGATCGGCCATAAGGGTTCATGGGCGTGGGCGCGGAAGGACATTGCCGCGAACATTTCCCCGCTCGTTGCCGCCACTTACGCCTTGTACGCATACCAGGCTTTGGAGGCTAAACCTAAGCGGGTTGGAAAGGTGTTTTAATGAGCCAAATCCTGTTTCAGGACTACCGTCAGCCCGACCAGTTCTTGTATCTGAACGAAGAGCCTGGGGTTCTAGTCCAAGCTAAGGCGATTTTGGATCGCGCTAAGAAGATGTGGGCTGATGCTGAGACCGAGACTGCGCGCCTCGACAGTATCGACAAGTGGTACAAGGGCACGCAGGACCCGTATTCGATTCGGGGTGCGGCTTCGGAGGTTAAGGAACTTAATGAGCTTGCTCGGACGCCGTGGCTGGGGCTGGTTGTTACGACCATTGCGCAGGCCATGTTCGTGGATGGTTACCGTTCCCCGGTTACCGGTTCTGATGTTCCCGGTCCTTGGAACATCTGGAATGCCAACGGTATGGCTAAGCGACAGATCCCTGTTCATCGCGCGGCCTTGGGATACGGGTATTCGTACATTCTCGTAGAGCCTGGGGTTTCGCCGATCACGGGGCAGCCTATGGCCCGCATGCTCGGCATGTCTCCTAAGCGCTTGTTTGCGGTGTACAACGATCCTGCTGTTGATGACTGGCCGGTCTACGCGTTGCGCATTGATCGGAGTATCGACGGTAAGACGAATCTGTACCTGTACGACAAGCTGTACAAGCACACTATCCGGCGTGTTGACCGGGAGTGGGCGGTGTTGGCTACGGAACGTCACGGTGCGGCTGTCTGCCCGGTTGTGCGGTACACGAACAACTTGGATCTGGACGGCCACACGCCTGGTGAGGTTGAACCGTTCATCGTTACTGCTTCGCGTGTCGATAAGTCGACGTTCGATCGTCTGTTGACTCAGCACTACAACTCGTGGAAGAAGTTCTGGATCGCTGGTCTCGCCGATATTACGTCGGACGAGGAGGCCCGTAAGAAGAAGATCCAGATTCGCCAGGATGGCGTCCTTATCGCTCCTGATGTGGATACCAAGTTCGGCACTGTGGATGAGACGAACCTTGACGGGTTTGTTAACGCTATCGGCGCGGACATTGAGCATCTGTCGGCTATCGCACAGCTCCCTAGTCACCTGTTGACGGGCAAGCTGGTGAACCTGACTTCTGATGCGCTGTCGGCTGCTCGTGCACCGCTTACTCAGAAGGTGTTCGAGCGGCAGGTGTCGTTCGGCCAGTCCCATGCTCAGGCGTTGCGTCTGGCGTCGGCTATCCAGGGTGACACCACTGGGGCTTCGGATGTGTTGGCGCGTGTGACGTGGCAAGACATGGAGATTCGTTCGCTGGCTCAGGCTGCTGACGCTCTCGGCAAGATGGCTGTCCAGTTGGGTATTCCGCGTGTGGCTTTGTGGCGCATGATTCCGGGTGTCACTCAGGACGATATTGATGAGTGGTCGGAGCATCTGCTGGACGACGATCCGGTGTCGGTGTATCTGCGTGGCTTGAACGCTACGGGCCAGTCTGATGGGCCGGGAGATCCGGCTAAGGACAGTCCGGAGGCTGATAAGGGCACTGCCGATCCGGAGAAGGATTCCGCGTCGGGTGGTAGCTGATGGCCGAATCCGAGGATCAGTCGCTATGGGAGTTGCTGGCTGCTTGGCTTATCGGTAAGCACACAGCTAAGCAGGAGGAGATCGCGGACACGGTCCGGAATGGTGTGATCCGCCAGTTCCGGTCCTTGGACTTCAACAACCTGGACCGCACTCAGGTTCCGTGGATTGAAGCCACTATGCCGTCCGTCCGTTGGGGCTATGAACGTTCCCAGCAGGCCACTTCTTCGTTCATTACTGACTATCGCAAGATGAGGCTACAGGAAGCCGACGACGAGGATGACGGGATTGATCCGGTCATCACTGCGCGGCAGGCCGACAGGATTGGTGCTGTCGACCGGTCTGTGGCCGCCCCGTTCAATGAGCAGAAGGCTGCTGTTCAACTGCTCACGACGGGACCGGCTCGGGTTAAGAAGGCTATGCCGACGCCTGAGTCGGACGCTATGGCTAAGGGCCTTAAGGGGGCTATTGGGGCTGCTATCCAGGTTGCGATGGATGGTGGCCGTGGTGTTGCTGAGGGTGAGACGCGCCGCGATCAGAAGGTGATTGCTTGGCAGCGGATCACGGACTCTAACCCTTGCTATTTCTGTGCTCTCTTGGCGGCTAATGGGCCGGTTGAGACGCGCACTATCTACCGCAACAACAAGGCTTGGAATGTGAATCGCCGAACTAAGAAGGCGTTCGTTCCTAATGCTGCGTTTGAGGCTACTGGCGAACCTGACAATATCGCTAAGGCCCACGACCATTGCCGCTGCACTCTTGTGCCGGTGTATGGGAATTTCCATGTGTCTGAGGTAGCCAAGGAGGCTGCTGAGCTGTGGAAAGAGGCTTCTACGGGGGTTTCCCCTAAGGAGGCTTTGAACAACTATCGGCGCGCTTATGACGCGTTGCGTAGGTCTAGTCCGCTGGTGGATGAGCCGGTGGATACGGACGTTGTTCGCACCGCCCTTTTGGAGAGCGGTAATGCGGATCTTCGGGCTTGGGGTAATCGCCTTAAGCCTGCTTCTTGACCCTTTGTGGTCTATTCCGGCGCTCAGGTTGGGCGTCGCATGCTGACGAGCTACGGAGCTTTGATGACTAATCCTGTTACGCCTGCTGTGCCTGCTGAGATCACCCCCGATGGGTCTGCTGCGCCTGCTGCACCGACTACGACTGTTACGCCTGCTGATCTTGCTGCTCAGGTGAACGCTGGCGGTGCCCAGACTGTTGAGACCCCGGCTGTTCCCGAGTTTAAGGCGATTACCTCTCAAGAGGAATTTGATCGTCGGATTGGGCAGCGTATCGGCCAGATTGAGGCTAAGTACCCGAACTATGACGACTTGAAGGCTAAGGCCGAGAAGTATGACCAGTCGGAGCGGGCCAAGTTGGATGAGGTTCAGCAGAAGGATCTCACCATTGAAGAGCTGAATCAGCGGATTGCTGATTTCGAGGCTCGTGAACAGGAACGGCAGTTTAACGATCTCCGTACCGGTATTGCCCGCGCTAAGGGGCTTCCGGATGCGCTTGCTAGCCGTTTGACCGGTACCACGAAGGAAGAGCTTGAGGCTGATGCCGAATCGCTCTTGTCGTTGGTTCCTCAGGCACCCGTTGCGGTCGCCACCCAGACCCCAGAGCCGGTTGGCGGTGGGGCACCCCCGGTTCCGGGGACTAACGAAGCTAAGAACGAGAGCTTGATCGACGACCTGATGCGTAACGGGTTCTGAGTTCTTAATTCTCTTTTCTACAGAATGGATTTCCCATGACTTTTAACGCCGTTAAGGTTGAAAAGCTGGCTAGCTACGGCTTGGAGCTGTTGCAGCGTCAGATTGTTCTTCCTAGCCGTATCACCATTAAGAGCGGTGCCGAGTTCCAGGGCGCTCTTGGCGATGCCATCACTATCAAGATCGGTGCTCGCACCAAGGCCCGTCGGGCTAAGATCCGCCCCGCTACTGAGGCGGAACGTCAGATCCAGTTCTCGGATCTGACCGAGCAGAAGACCCACGTCACTCTGACTGACCGCATCTACTCGGCTGTTGGCCTTGAGGATGAAAAGGCCAAGTTGGACGTCGAGGACATTTTCTCGCAGGTCGTTGCTCCGCAGGTTCGGGCTATCGCGGTTGACTACGAGAACCTGTTGGCTGAGGAAATTGCGGGTGCCCCGTACAAGCACGTTGTGCCTGTCGACCCGGACGAGCCTTACCAGGCTTTCGTTGAGGCTAACCGCCTCTTGGGTCTGTCGTTCGTTCCGGACGAGAATCGGACCCTGTTGGTTGGTGCCAACTTTGAGGCTGCGCTGCGCAAGTCGCCGCAGTTCATCGCTGCTACCAGCGCTGGTGACAACATCGCCGCGAGCCTGTTGGCGCGTGCGACCCTCGGCACCATCAACGGCTACACCGTGGTTAAGAGCTACGCGTTGCCGGCCGATGAGGCTTACATCATCCACAAGAGTGCGTTCAGCTCTGCGTGGTTGGCTCCTGTCGTCCCTGACGGCGCTAGCTGGGGTAAGTCGCTGGGTCTGGGTGGCGAAACCGGCATCTCGCTGACCTGGTTGAAGGATTACGACTTCATGGTTGGCCGCGACCGTTCACTCCTGCACTTCTACACCGGCGTCAACACCACGATTGACGAGCCGGACGTGAATGCGGACAACGAGATCGTCGCTGCGGGTGGTTTCCTCCGTGGCGTCAAGCTGGTTATGCCTGCTTACAGCTCCTGATCCTAAGCGACCTTAGGGGGTCTTGATGGGGGCTTTGGCTTCTGTTGATCGACTCTCGGCTCGTTTGGGTGTCACTCTGACTCCGGGTAATCCCGACTATGTGCGGGCGGAAGAGGCACTATGGTCCTCTTCCGTCCGCGCTAGGGGTATTGCGGAGCGCGAGTGGGATGATCCGGCGACGGTTCCTGATGAAGTGCTTGACGTTGTGTTGTCGGCGGCTTTCAGGATCTTCAAAAACCCGGATCGGTTCCTCACTAACCAGGCCGGGACTTTCCAGGCAACTTTGGCGCAGTCGGATTTCGCTACTGGCGATATTTTCCTGCCTGCTGAGGCTGCGATCCTTGAGAAGCATCGCCCGTCGGCCGCTTTGCGGGTGTTGGGTGTGTATCGGGATGACCCTCGGGACCGTTATTGGGACGCTAAGCAGTTTGTTGCCGATGGCGGCGCGGGTGAACCGATGCTTGTGTACCGGCCTGATGAGGTTGGACTCTGATGCTTCTATTCAATTTGGCTGACGCTGAAACCATCACGGTTTTGCGTAAGGGTGTCCGTGATTGGACGGGCGACCCTGTTAGCGGTGACGACTTCGATGAGTCGCACAAGATTTCTGGTGTGCTGGTGGATTACCAGACCACTAACTCCAATAAGTGGCTTACGGACGATTACACGGTGCGTGGTGTGCTGCATATGCCTATGGGGTCGGACGTGTTGCCGACCGATCAGGTGGAGCTTGCGGACGGTACGCGGGTGGTTGTTGACGGTAAGCCTTTCAAGTCCGCTCTCGGCTTTGCGCGTGGCGTGTCTGTGAGGTTTAGGGGGGTCAAGTAGTGGAAGTTAACATCCCATCCCCTAACCCCGGTCTTCGGAAGTTCCTTCTTTCGGCGACTTTGAATAAGGCGCTTGTGCCGGTCGCTATTGAGGCTGCGGCGCTGTACATGGCGTTGGCCCCTAAGCGGTCGGGACGGCTGGCGGCTTCGGCTACGCCGCGTGTGTCTTTGCATCAGTACGGGAAGAGAGATCCCCGCTGGATTGCTGAGGTTCAGGTTCAGGCCCCGTACTCGGTGTGGAACGAGATGGGCGCTGGCCCCGGTAAGCACCCTAAGTCGACTGGAAACACTCCTAGGTATGGCCCCTTTGAGGGGTCTTTCACATTTAAGAAGGTTCTTGAGGGGATGAAGGGTTGACAGTCACTTTCCCGGACTGGTTCAAGGGTGGTTTTCCGGACGCTGAGGCGGCGGTTAAGGCGATTCTTGATCCGTTCCTTGAGGCTATGTCTCCGACGCCGAAGGTGTGTGCGTGGCTTCCGGATGACTATGGGGATCACTTGCCGATCGTTGCTATTCAGCGTGTCGGCGGGAAGATCTCTGATGATGGTCTTACCGATAACCCCCTTGTGTGGGTGTGGGTTATCACTGATCGCCGTCACGATTCGTGGCGGACTATTGAGTATTTACGTCAAGCGGTTTTGACGTATGCGAAGGGTGGCCGCGTCCAGAACTCTGCGGGCGAGGTCTTCCTTATTGAATCTGTCAGCGAGGTCCAAGGGCCTGAGTTGACACAACGAGACGTGCCAGACGAACGCGCTATCCCTGTGGCGTTCGCATTCGAGACGAAGAAGTTTGCTTCGACTCCTGATTACGCACGCATTCGCGGGGAACTTTTCGACTGAGAGGGCCAATTATGGCTAATGGTATTAAGTCTCTTAAGGACAAGAACGACGGCTTGGTCGTTATGGCGCGCGACGCTGCGGTCATTGCGACTCCTTACGGCGTGGGCAGTATCCCCACTAAGTTGACGGGGCCGGGTGGAAACCTGATTTCGTTGCCGTCTAACTGGGATTCGTTCGGCGAGCTGGACCAGCAGGCGGGTATCAGCATCACTCCTGATGTTCAGACTGCGAACGTTGATGGCTATGGCTCGACCGGCCCGCGACGGACTGTTAAGACCGGCGAGTCGGTGACTCTGGCGTTCGCGGCTCAGGAGTCGCGGAATCTGGTTCTGTCGGCGTTCTGGGATCTCGACCTGGACAACACTGTTGCTGATAGCAACGGCGAGTGGCAGGCCAAGAAGAGCTACACGTCGGACATGAAGCTGTGGAGCCTCATCCTGTTGGGTGCGGACCAGAACGAGTTTGGCGACGTCTACCCGTACTGGATCTTCCCGAAGGTCATGGTTACTCAGACTGATGCGGTGACCTTGGGTACCGATTCGGCTCTGGTGTACCCGTTCACCTTCCAGGCGTTCGAGGACGAGAGCTTTGGTGGCTTCATGGCTATTGGTTCGGCTGGTCCGGGCCAGGCTGGCGTGAACGCTGCTGCTGGTTTCGGTAACGGTTCCTGATCTAAGCATTTCCTAAGACTGCGGTCACTCGGAAGGGATTTCTCACGACTCTCTTCCGGGTGGCCGCCGTTTTGCTTTCTCTACACACTTTTTCGGAGGTTTCCTAACCATGTCCACCCCCACTAACGAGGCTGGCCTTAAGGGCTTGTTCCACGAGCTTAAGCAAGAGATCGGTGTTCCTGCCGATATTCAGTTCACTGAGGACATTCTGCTTAAGTTCCCTACGCGGGAGCAGATGCGCGAGTATGCGTTGGCTTCGTCTGCGCAGGACAAGAACCGAGCGCTCTTCGGTGAGCACTACGACACCATCCAGGCGATGTTCGACAAAGAACCTCCCCAGTTGTATTTGGCGTTTGTGAACCGGATTGAGGAACTGTGGTTCGGTAAGGGTGCGAATAAGGTACCGGGAAAATAGCGGGCCTGCTTGACATGATTGACCGCTACTGGGATGAGCTGGAATGGGATTTCCAGGAGATCCTTGGGTTGCGGGCAATGGACTGGATAGCAGGCAAGAAGGACTGGCGAGAGTTCTATCGCTTTAAGGCACGTTTCGGGATGGGTTCAGCGTATTTCAATGCTGTGGCTAACGATCCTGAGGTTGCCGCTCAGTTGGCCGAGGAGATGGCTAAGAGTCCTCAGCGTGGCCGTAAGGCTCCGTCTGCTGAGGGTTGGACTCCTTTGCGGGATGACATGGCTGATCTTAAGGACCAACTGACTGCCCTTAGGGGCGCTTTGACTGGGGCTAAGGCTCACGAGTTGTCGTTCGTGACGCGTCCCGAGTTTGAGTATGACCGTATTCGACGGCGTAAGGCCGTTAAGAAGCTTCGTGTTGCGCAGTCGATTCTGTTGCCGCACAAGAACATCGAACTTTTGAATGATTGAAGGGTTACCTGTAATGACTACCGAATTTGTCGCTGACGTTGTCGCTAAGCCTGCAACTCTGATTGAAGAGCTGCGCGCTGAGAAGCCGGATCTGTTCCGCAAGGCCATCCAGTTCACTGATGAGATCGCTATTCCGATTCCTACCCAGGAGCAGGCTAAGGCGATTCAGGAGACTGAGGACCCGGAGGACATGGTTCGGATCATGTTCGGCGACCAGTTTGACGCGGTCGAGGCTTATTGCGCGTCGCTCCCGGTTGGTGCCGGTGTTGTAGCGCTCGCAAAGCTGGTTGAGGCGATTCGGGCTTCGCTCCCGGATCTGGATTTGGTGTTCGCCGAGTACGGCATTGACAAGGGTGAGATTGAGGCGCAGTTCGCGGCCAAGCTCAAGACTAAGGCTGAATGACGTTCCCCCTTTTGGTGGGGTTGCGAGGGGGTAGTCGGTAATGGCTGAGAAGTTCACGGTTGGCGATGCGGTCCTAAAGATTATCCCCTCGCTTGACGAGTTTAAGAAGCGTCTGGATAGCGAGCTTAAGGCTTACCAGAAGTATTTCGATGTGACGATCCGTGCTGACATGGATCGGTTCAAGCGGGAGTTGCCTGCCGAGGTTAAGGCTGCTGCGGCTGCTGCTCGTTCTGACGTCAAGGTCGGGGCGGATGCTTCTGAGGCTCATGCGGAGATCGCCAAGGCTAAGGGTGCGATTAAGGCTGCTGGCGGGGATATTCGTGTCGGCGCTGATACGGCGGAAGCTGTTGCTGAGATCGCGGCGGCTAAGGCGGCTATCGAGGCTGCTAGTGGCGAGATCAAGGTCGACGTTGATACGTCGGAGCTGCGCGAGGCATTGAAGCTGGCCCGCGATGAGGCGCGTATCCGTCGGGATATTGCGTTGGCCCGCGACATGGCTAACAAGGCTGCTGATGATGGCGAGAAGAAGGCTGCTCGCAAGATGGAGCAGAACCTTAAGCGTGAGCTTGATTCTCGTCAGTTGATTGTCGCGGCGTTGCGTGCGGCGAATGACATTGAGGGCATGTCGACTCAGGAGCGCGAGTCTGCCATGCGCAAGATTCGCGCGGCCGAGCAGGAGGTTGCCCGTAGTCGTGCGCGTGCCCGTGTGGACACGCAAATGTCGAACGAGGATCTACTTAACGCTCTCACGTCTGAGGCTGTACTGCGGGATCGGATTGCTCGTGCGCGTGCGGCGGGTGACGAGGCTAGCCTTGCTGCCGCCCGTGAGGAGCTGGGTATCCGGCAGGAGTTGGAGCGTGCGGAGCGTGCTCGTACTCGTGCTGCGGAGCCGGCCGATAAGGAAGCTAAGGCTGCTCTCGAAGCTGAGAAGAAGTTGCAGGCTGAGCGCGCCAAGGCTGCCGGTAAGTGGGCTGAGGACCGCCGTAAGGAGCGGGAGCGCCAGGAGCGTGCACAGGCTAAGGAGGCGGCGAAGAAGGTCGACCTCGGTGCTGCTGAGGCCAAGATTGCGCAGTTGCAGGCTGAGATTGACACCCTCTCGGGGGACGTTGAGATCGGCGCTGACACCGAGCAGGCCAATATGCGTATTGCGCTGCTTGAGGAGAAGATCCGCCTGCTTCGTTCGGAGTTGCGGATCGGTGCTGACACTGTTGAGGCCCGCGCTAAGGTTGCGATCCTTGCGGCTCAGATCCGTGCGACGAAGGCCGACATTCGTGTTGGCGCTAACACGCGGGATGCTGCCGAAGAGGTGGACGATTTCGAGGCTAAGTTCCGGGTCGTCCAGTCGTTCCAGGGCTTCAATCTGTTCTCGCTGGGCAACATCACGTCGGCGATTGTCGGTATCGGCACTGTCATCGGCTTGCTTGGTGGCGTGGTCGCGGCTGCTGGTGCGGCTGCTACGTCTTTGGGTGCGATGGGCGGCGCTGTCGCTATCGGCTCTAGTGGCGTTTTCGGCGCGTTTTCTGAGCTTCGGGCACAGAACCAGCCGGGGGCTAAGGATTCGGGCCAGCAGGCCGCTGACGCTATGCGTGAGCAGCGTGAGGCCACTCAGCGTGTTGCTGATGCTCAGGAGAACTTGCGTAATGCGTCGTCGGATCTGGCTAACGATCAGAACCGGTTGCGTGATGCGACGAAGGATGCGACCCGCGAGATTCGGGACCAGAAGCTCGCCTTGGAGGATGCGGCTCTAGCGCAGGAGGGTTCGGCTATTGCTGTGGCCCGCGCTAAGGAGCGGTACACGGAGGTTGAGCGTCGGTACCGGCGTGGTGAGGCTTCGGCGCTGGACTTGCAGGAAGCGGATCTGAATGTCCGTACTTCGCAGTCGCGGTTGAAGGCGTCTCAGAACAACTTGGTGGATCAGCGGGAGACTACGCGCACCACGGTAGCTAACGGTGTGGCTAACAACCCTGGTGTTGTTGCGGCCCGTGAGCAAGTGGCCGATGGAGTCACTAAGGTGGCTAAGGCCCGCCGTGAGCTGGATGATTCGCGTGCGGATGCGTCTGCTGCGACGGCCGGTGCTGGTGTGGATCGGTTCACGCAGGCTATGTCTCGTCTGTCGCCGAATGCTCAGGACTTTGTCACTAAGGTGCGGTCTTTGGGTGGGGCTTGGACTGAGCTGCGCACGGCTACTCAGCAAGCGTTGTTTGCGGGCTTTGGTGACACGTTCACCGAGGTTGCCCGTAAGCAGATGCCTGAGTTGCAGAACGGCATGGTGTTGCTGGCTGGCACTGCTAACACGGTGTTGTCGGATTCGTTGCGTCGGGTGTCGGATACGTTCTCCGAGTTCACCGCTAATGGCACGTCGATGAAGTTCTTCGACAGCGTCGCGGCGTCGTTCTCTGGGTTCGCCCCGTTCGTCGAGTCGCTTGTGCGGGTGTTGACCGAACTGACTATCGGTATGGGTCCTCAGCTTGGCGTGTTCTTCGAGAGTCTGGGCCAGTTCCTAGAGGATCAGGCACCGATGTGGACCCGTATGGGTTCTCAGGTGCTTGCGGTTATGACGATGCTGATGCCTGTTATGGATCAGATGTTCAAGGCGCTTGAGCCTGTCTTCTCTGAGGGCTTCGAGCAGTTCGTGCGCATCTTCTCCGAGCTAGCTGTCGTGTTGCAGGATAACCAGGGTCCGCTTACCGAGTTTACGTCTGCTCTTGGGTCGATGATCGTTAATCTGCTTAAGGCGGTTAACGAGCTGATGCCGATTTTCTTGGGTGCCTTGACGCTGTTTATGCAGGGTATCGCGGCGTTCGATCCTCAGGTTCTGGCGATCATTCTTGGCACGGTCGTTGCGCTTAGGTCTATTGTTGGCGGCTTTATCGCGGTGGGTAACACTGCGGGACGTATGCTCGCGGCTGGTGAAAGCTTGGCTGAGGCATTCAAGTTCCTTAAGCTGTTGCCTGGTCGTCTTGCGGCTAGCGCTATTGGGATGAAGGTTGCTGCGGCGGCTACGTTCCTGTGGGGCAAGGCGATGCTGCTGGTCAACGGCATTATGAACGCGTCTCCGGCGATGAAGATTGCGATGGCGGTTACCGCTTTGGCGGCGGCTGTCGTGTACGCGTACCGAAACTTTGAGCCTTTCCGCAATGCGGTGAATGGCGCATGGGAGGCGCTTAAGAGTTTCTGGGATCTGCTTAACGGTTCGGGTGAGGGCCAGGCTGCTATGGCGCTTGGTGCTCTGCCGTTGTTGTTTATGCGGACGCGTATTGCGGCGTTGGCTGCGGCTGCTGCGACTACGGTGTGGGCTGTTGCTCAGCGCGTGTTGAATGCGGCTATGTCGGCTAACCCGGTCGGCATTGTGATCACCCTTTTGGCGGCTCTTGTGGCTGGCCTTATCTATGCCTACAAGAACTCGGAAACGTTCCGGAATATCGTGCAGGGAGCCTGGGAAGGAATTAAGGTTGCGGCTCAGTTCTGCTGGGAAGTCCTTAAGTCTGTCTTCGGATTCCTAGGCGAGGTCATCTCCGGCTCTATCGAGAATGTTAAGGGCTGGTGGGAAGCGTTCGTTAAGGCGCTGAAGATCGTCGGTGAAGCCTTTAAGGGTGCCTTCAAGTTGCTTACGGGTGACTTCGAGGGATTCAAGAAGGCGATGGGGTCTATCAGCACTGTGGCCGGTCAGGTCGGAGAGGGAATTAAGAAAGCCTTCTCTGGTGTCGTCGATGTGATCAAGGCTCCGGTTCGGCTTATCGGCCGTCTGTTGCAGAAGATCCCGACGTCTATCGCGGGCTTCAAGATCAAGGGCGCGCAGTCGTTGCATGACTGGGGCGAGTCGCTTGCCCGTCTGAGTGTTGGTGGTTCTGCTGCTGGCGCTGGACGTAAGCCTAACGGGATGCTTTATGGTCCCGGTACGGGCACGTCGGATGACATTCTGGGTGTGAACGCTTATGGCATGCCTACGGCGTTGGTTTCGACCGACGAGGCTGTGGTTAATGCGCGTGGTGTTCAGAAGTATTGGCCGATCATTGATGCGATCAACAAGGACACTCTTGCTGACGCGTTCGGGATCAAGAAGCTTAATACGGGCGGCACTGTCGCTGATGGTGTGAATGCTAAGACCCAGTTGGGCGCTAGTGCATGGGATAAGCAGTGGCAGGCGTATTTCAAGACCCAAGGGGCTGATACGCCTAAGAAGGCTTACGACTTCATGCAGTCCAACTCGATGGTGCGTGAGTTGTACCGTGGCGGGTCTTTGCCTCCGGATGGTGGCGGTAACGGGTCGCAAGATCCGCAGTCGATGCTCCTCACGGGCACTGGCTTGGATGGTGGCGCTTCGGCGCGGGCCGACCAGGAGCAGTTCGCTCGTAATGAGCAGCAGCGGATTAATGAGCTGATCGAGGCTGAGGCTGATCGCGGGTTCCGGGCGAACGCTCGGAAGATGTTCGATGAGGCGTGGACGGCGTACTTCAACGAGAACGGCGGAAACGACAACCGGGACGCTTATCTGGGCCGTAACCCTGAGGTTGCGGAGCGGTGGCGGTCGGGTCAGTTCCCTCCGGGTGATGAGCGTTCGCAGGAATCGGTTGCCGATGACCTTAAGGGTGGCGGCGATGGTAGCGACGATCTGGGTGGCGGCGATTTCGGTGGAGACACCGACTTTGACGACGATTCGGGTTCGAGCAACTATGACGTTGACACTACGGGTGCGGGCGGCGATCCCAGCTCTGTCGAGATCACCCCGCAGGAGGAATCCCTCCTCATGGGTCAGGAAGTCAATACGTCTCTGTGGCGCGCGGTTAAGGCCGAGTTCCCGGACGCGATCTTGACTTCGGCTAAGGGTGCTCACGATGATGACGGCGGATACCATCCGGCCGGTAAGGCGATTGACATTGCGGGTTCTAACGACCTGATGTTGCGTATCAACCATTGGTTGTTCGAGACGTTTGGTACGAAGCTCGCGGAGTTGATTTACGCTCCTGCTCCCCCGGCGAAGCTCATGTACAACAAGGGCGGGCAGCTCATCACGGATCAGGCGCAGCTTGCTAACGAAGTCTATGCGGGTGATCTTGCTGGGCACACCAACCATGTGCATGTGTCTGCCGATACGGCGGTGCAGGTTCCGGATCAGGAAGTTGATGGCGGTGTAGGCGGCTTCGGTAACGACGATTTGGGTGACGGCGGTAGTGGCTACGGCGGCGATCCGCTCTACGACAACGGCGAGGGCTTGGAGAAGGACGAGGGGCCTAAGGCTTCGACGTCGATCTCCGACGCGATGCGCGGTGACTACTTCGATCCTAAGCGGTTCTCGCAGAATGTGGCTCTTGCTGTGCATGACGCCACGTGGGACGGAGTTGTTGACGCTTTCGGCTTGGACACAACCTATTACGACGCTTACGGCCAGGCCGTAGACGAGACGGAGCGGTTGCGTTTGAAGAAGCTGGAAGAGCAGGGCGGGAAGACCCCGAACGTCGGTGGTGGTGACCCGAACGACCCGGCAACCAAGCGGTTGATGAGTCGCGGTCAAGGCCCGGTCGGCGGCGAGATGGAGGAGATCAAGGAAGAGCTGGATCACACCTATACCCCTGGTGGTGGTGTGGAACAGTGGCGTCCTTTGTTCGCCAAGATCTTGGAGTTCGGCGGCTGGTCTATGTCGTTGCTTGAGCCTGGGTTGGCGCAGATGAAGACTGAATCTGGCGGCAATCCTAAGGCGATCAACAATTATGACTCGAATGCCGCTAAGGGCACTCCGTCTAAGGGCTTGATGCAGGTTATCCAGCCTACGTTCGATGCCAACAAGTCGTCGCAGTTGAAGGACGACATTTACGACCCGGCAGCGAACATTTATGCGGGCACCAACTACGCGGTTAATCGTTATCCGAACCTTGAAGAGGTCTGGGGCAATGGTCACGGCTATTCCACGGGCGGCAAGGTTAAGGGTAAGGGTGGTCGACGTACTGACAGCATTCCGGCTTGGCTTTCGGACGAAGAGTTCGTGATCAATGCTGAGTCGGCTATTGCTGCTGGGCCGCTGCTTGAGTGGATCAACGATTCACCTGAGATGGCCGGCCAGTTGGTGGAGACCCTTGCTGGTGGTGCTGGTGCGATCCCTGGGATTGGGCCTGCTATCGCGGCTGGTGCTCCCCTGTTGGGTGATCTGGTCGAGCATGGTGTCGGCGGGTTGGCTGTTGGCGCGGAAACCCTCGTGGAGGGTGGCGCGGAGTTCCTGTCTATCGCTGAGCGGGATCGTGTGCAGGCTATTCAAGCGTTGGGTGGGATCTCTGGTTCTGCCCCGTTGACGGCCGCTAAGCATGAGGCTCCGGCTCAGGTTGTGAATCAGGGTGCGCGGTACGGCGACGTACATACGCAGTCTCTTCGGGAGTTCCAGCAGTTCATCGAGAAGGAGAACGCTCACGCGGCGTTCGCCCATATGGCGGGTCATACGATCCGCTGATTTTCTTTCAAGGTCCACAAGAGCATGCGAGTTTCTGCCTCTGCTCTTGTGGCCTTCCAATTCTTTTTGTTTGGGGGTTGAGGCATGCCTAAGTCCGATTTGTCGATCGAGTACCGGGCACCTAACGGTTCGGTTTGGCACGTTTCCGGCGAGGGCGCTGAGGAAGAGGGGGTTCTCCTTCTCCCTAAGCCCACTAAGCTTTATGACGCTCCGACCGTAACGTATTGGGCGCAGTCGGCGTGGAAGCATGTGTATCAGGGTTTCCGCATTGAGCGACGCGAGCCTGTGATCGGTTTTCAGATCTGGGCGGGGCCTTACGGTACTGCGCGGGATTGGCGCGATATTGACTCGGACTTTTCGCTTGCGTGGGAGTTTGAGCGTGAGGGCCAGCTTGTGTTCATCACTGATGATGGTGAACGTTCGCTTGGTCTCCGTAAGCTGACTGAGCCTACCTGTTATGAGGGCAACATTGAGCAGGGCAAGGACCCGTTCATGTATGCCGATGCCACGGTGGTTATGAACACGGCGGGTGAGAATCCGTTGTGGGTTGGCGAGACTGTCGAGATCCCGTTCACCTGTCCTACCACTTCTGGTAGCACCACTTTTGAGATCGAGAACGACGGCAATACGGATATGTGGCCGCGTTGGACGGCGTCGTGTTCTAAGGCTGGTGGCCGGTTCGTTCTGCCTGACTGGTCGTTCGGTTCGGATGCTTACGGGCGGGCGATCGAGGACCAGAACCGCACGTGGCCTACTCCAGTGCTGTTGCTGAACGAGCACATTGATGTGAACGCGGACCCGGACGAGGAGCTGTTGGCGTCTTCACTGGGCACTAACCCGTGGAATCGCACTGAGGGCAACGGCCTTATGTATCCGATCCCTGCTCACACACCTAAGACGCAGGTTCCGGTGTCGTGGTCGGGTGTCGAGCCGGGTGATTCGATCATGCTGACTTACACGCGCATGTATACGCGGCCGTGGGGGGTCACTCGATGACTACTCCTCTTGAGCCGTTGGTGGATCTGCGTGAGGTTAAGGCGCAGTGTGATGCGACGCGGCAGGCGCACAAGGCGATGGCTAAGCGTGCTCCGTGGGTGCGGTTGTGGGCTAATCCGCCTGATGACCAGATGGGCCGTGGCCTGATCTTGCGTGGCGTGGTGAATGACTCGATTGCGGGTTCGTTCCCGTTCACGATTAAGGACCCGGCGACTGGGACGCTTAGGTTGCGGTTGGACCACTATTTGGCTAAGTGGCTGATCTCGATTCCGGATGATCCGGAAGCTAAGAAGAATGTGGTGATCTCGGTTGACCACATGGGGCGTGGCAAGAATTGCAAGCTCCGCTGGTCTGGGATTCTGCATCACTGGACGGTCAAGAAGGATGGTTTCGGGGTCTACTACCTTGAGGCTACGTTCATTGATGACCGCCAGTTCTTGCGTTATCTGCTCGGCCCGCCTAACCCGGCACTGCCGATCCCGGTGTTCCAGTTCCCTCGTGTGCTCCCGGTCTTCGCTCCCGCTAAGTGGGGCATCTCTTTCCTAATCCTTATCAACCTGATGCGCGTGCAATCCAACTGGTTGCAGCTACCAGATGATCCGTTCAACTGGTCCTCGTGGGTGTCTGGCTTTGATCCACGAACGTGGCAGGCCCACATTAAGGCTGACAGCCTATTGGCTGATTCGTCGTTGTGGGCGTTGCTTGCTACCCGCATGAACACGATGGAAGAGGTTATCTCCGACACGTTGGACGACGCTAAGCTCGTTATGACGTATCGGCGGATCTTCTCCGTTGATGGTGAAACTCCGGAAGATGCCGGTATGGGTCACCTGTCGTCTATGCGTAATGGTGCGTTGGTGTTCGAGGTAGTCGATAAGTCGGGCTACTACAACCCTGAGGGCACTTGGTACACGGGTGAGATGTTTAAGGGCTTGGCCCGGTCTGCTGTCCAGTTCTTGGAGGGCTTCGTTGAGTCGATCCTGACTCCGGTGACGGATGATCAGGGTATTTGGCCTGACGAGTACTACCAGCAGGGCTACTGGGGACAGGCACCTAACCGACCTTGGATTGTGCTAAGGGATTCTAAGTGGTCTCAGATAGAGACAGGTTCGCTCACTTGGAATCCCGCTGGACCGGTATCTGTCATCGTTGGTGGCAGTAACCCGTATGCGGATCAGATGGCTTCGTTGGCTATCAAGGCTGTGGGTAACATTCTGGGCTATTTCGCTTTGGCGGGCTTCTCGTCTGCTGGCGATATTGCCGAGTCGATCATTATGCCGTTCCTACAGGGAACGATCCTTGCTTGGCAGCAGTGGAAGAACACTTCCCGCGCTAAGAATCTGGGTTGGGTTCATTTGTGGGAGACGTATCAGCAGGGCGGCGATAACGCTTGGTCTCTGGCTGCTGCGGCGGCGTTGAAGGCAGGGTTTGAGGCTACCGAGTCTAAGACCTCGCACGAGTTCACTATGGGTGTTGGGCCGATCTATCCGGGTCTGCACTTCATGCCTGGTGATCGTATCGGTTCTACGGCTGAGCAGATTATCAAGAACAAGGTGTTTGTGGACGATGTCCAGGTGATCACTTTGTCTTGGGATTTCTCTTCTACGAATACTGATGGCCCTATGTGGTCGTTCTCTGTGACTGTCGGCACGAATGAGGCTGGCATGTCGGTTTCTGAGCGTCAGGCTCGTCTTGTGTCTAAGGCATTGGCGACGATCCGTGATATTGGCGTTCGCATGGTTACGTAATTGCTTTGAAAGGTGATTGTTTTGAGTGAGCAGGCCCGACGTTTTGAGTCCGAAGTGACCGATTGGGATGACCCTACTCAGCATCTAGCTCCGTTTCTTTATGAGTGGCCGGCCTTCGGGAAGATGCAGGCTATGCCTGCCCCGACGGCTTTGGTGCCGTATCAGGCTGAGCTTCTGTACAAGATGGGTGTTCGTTTCCATCCGGAATTGGCTGAGGTTGTGAAGGTGTCGGATGCGGATGGTGTTTCCCAGTGGGTTTCTAAGGCTGAGGCTGAGGCGTTGGCTGAGGCCGAGTCTGAGCGTTTGGGGTCGGATGAGGCGTTGGGCCTGCTTGCCAAGATTTCGCCTGATCGTGCGGCCGAGATTGAGTCGATGAGCGATGAGGAGCGGGCGGCGCAGGCTGACGCTATGGCCCCCGATCTGGCTGAGGCGCTTAACGAGTTGGCGCGGCTTCGTAAGGCTTTGGAGGTTGCTAATGCTGGTGCCTAGTGGGTCTGTGAATTTCCCGGCTGGCGCTTTCCCGGTCGGCGCGGGTGGCGCTGCTCGGGCACGCATGGAGAACCGCAATGAGGGTGTTGTTAAGGGCCTTCTTAAGGGCGATTACAAGCCTGAGGTTGATGAGGCTTTCGAGGGGTTCAACACTGGCTTTGCTGGTGTCTTGCAGCGCATGCTTACGGGGTCTGGGTCGGGACCTTTGTCGTCGGGACTGTCGTTTGTGCGGGATCTGTTGTCCCTTCGGTGGGCGCAGGTCGACACGCACGATGTGGATATTGAGATCACGCGTCGTATCGCTATGTCGGCGCAGTCTCAGCTACAGGACATTGCGAACAACATTGAAGATCCAACCGGCCAGTTCAACGGCATGCAGTGGTCGACAGTGTTCGGCGGCGTGGTGGGTTCGCCTCTGGCTACGGCCGACTGGGGCGGTCCTGGCTCCCTCGTGGTGCGCACTGAGGCTGGCTATGTCGGTCCCGCGTCGGGCCTGCCGGACGGTGTGCATCACGCCTTCACTACGCGGACGTTCAACACGGACTGGCAATCGGTGTCGGTGGTTGTCGGTACGTCGGTGTCGCGTGGCGGCAGTCTCTCGTCGGCGATGTTCTGCCGTTGCAACGAGGACATGACTTCGGGTGTGTATTGCCGGTTCACGGACAGCCTGATTGATGTGGGCGTGTTTACCCGCACGGGGACGACCCTCACGCCGACGTCGATTATTAGTCGAGCGATCACGGTCAAGCAGGGTGACATTATCCGGCTTCGGGTTAACGGACACACCTACAACGTGTTGGTGAATGGCGTTAGCGTTTTCTCGTTCACGGACCCGAACAGTCGGGCCGCTATTGGTTTGCAGTATCGGACTGCGGGTGTCTCGTGTTTGCGGCATTCGGACTTCTTTGGTCCTACAGATTCTTACCGGTTGGCGTCGTTTGCGATGGCTGACTGGCTTCCCCCAGGAGCAGATGTGTCTACCCCTTCTTGGCGTATCCGGCGTGGCGCTACGGGTGCTGCGGCGCTAACTGTGGCGCATGGCGCGACGGCCCCGATGCCTGACAACTTCTTTACGGTCAATGACCTTTCAGAACAGGTCGGCGTCAACATGACCACGGGTGCGGTGACGATTCAGGAAACGGGCTGGTATGAGATCACGGCCACGTCGACCAACGTTGATACGAGTGATGCATCGTCGTCTCTGGGCACCCAGGACAACCTTGCTAACGCTTACCGGCCGTCTCCGTGGGTTATCTACGTTGATGGCACTCCTATTGCGGGTCCGATCATGGCCGGTACGGCTTCGACGGTCTATCTGGTAGCCGGTCAGGTTGTGCGGACTGGTGTTTCCGCTTCGTGGCCGTTCACCACAACCCTGGTTAGCGAGGGTGGAACTAGCGGTTTCCACTCGTACTCGCGCTCGAATATCACTCACGTTAGTGGCGGTCCTGCTGCTTCGTTTACTGGTCGAAAGGTGTAAGCCCCTAATGGCTAACAGTACTTCTTTCACTCTCCCCGATTTGCCTGATGTGACGTTCGAGGTTTCGCGCGGGGCTACGGCTGATCCGTATTCGTCGTCTAACACGATCACAATTATTGGCACCAAGCCTGGTATTGCTACCGAGGATAACCCTAGCCCGGATCGGCTTGTGGTTATCGAGTTGGCTTTCGCTGGGCCGTAAAATTGGAGGGGTTCCGTTATGGCTAACCTTGGATATGACCCCATGAAGGGGAAGATTCTTCTTAGTAAGGGTGCCGATTGGGTTTGCACTCTCAGTACGGGTGATGTGTGGCCTGCCGGTACCACAGTGTGGGCGCAGGTTGGGGATCTCGCGCCGTGGAATGCGGCGGTCACCGAGTCGACGGGCACTGCGGCGTTCCGGGTGGAGTCGACGATCACTGACGAGGTTGAGGACCGCACCCCGTACACGATCTATCTGCGTTTCCCTGGCTCTCCTTCCACCGAGTTTGCGTGGTTTGAGGATCAGGTTCGACGCACACGTAAGTGAGGCTGTGATGACTTTCCTTACGGGCACGGTCAATGTGTCGTCTCCGGGCGGCCCGTCGTGGTCTGTGCGTTCCCCTGCTGGTAGCTCGGTGAACGTTTCTCCGGCCACTCCGGGTCCTCCGGGGCCGAAGGGCGACCAGGGTATCCAGGGGCCGGTTGGCCCTAAGGGCGACAGTGTGGTTGGCCCTAAGGGCGATGCGGGACCTAAGGGCGACAAGGGTGATCCGGGTGATGTTTCACTCGCGCAACTCGATTCCGGTCTCGCTACCAAGGTGTCCAAGAGTGCGACCAACAACTCCGTGTATGGCACGGACGGTTCGGGTGTGGACCGCATGTGGCTTATCGCTTCGGGGGTCACTGGCGGATCGCTCGCATTGCGTGGCACTGGCGGTGTGCTCTCGGTTGCTGAGCCGACCGCGACCACCCACGCGACCACCAAGAACTATGTCGACACCGGCCTAGCTGCCAAGGAATCTGCGGCCAACAAGGGTGTGGCTAATGGTTACGCCTCGCTGGATTCTGGCGGCAAAGTTCCGATCACGCAGCTCCCGTCTTCGATCATGGAGTACAAGGGCGTTTGGAACGCTGCCACGAACACTCCTGCTCTCGCGGATGCTAGCGGCGGGCGGGACCAGGGCGACGTATACCGGGTCACTACTGCGGGCACACGAAACTTGGGTTCGGGCAATATCGAGTTCGCGGTGGGCGACTATGTCATCTACAACGGCACGACATGGGAGAAGTCCGACACCACGGATGCTGTTGCGAGTGTCGCCGGTAAGACGGGTGTTGTCACGCTCGTTAAGGGCGATGTGGGCCTTGGGAACGTGGACAACACCTCTGACGCCAATAAGCCTGTATCTACTGCTACGCAGACGGCTTTGAATAGCAAGGTCAATGTGTTGCCTACGCCTTGGCTGCTTTATGCGACCGACGCCTCCGGCCTGACAGGGATGCAGTATTCCGCTAACGACTGGGCTGCGTGGACGATTGTGCAGCGCGGCGAGAATGGTGTGGTCAAGGCTGGTACTCCGGTGGCTAATAACGATGCGGCCACTAAGGCTTACGTCGATTCCAAGGTTGTGTTTGGTGCGCTGCCCCCGACCGGGCAGGCTGGCGTCTTGTACGTGGTGCCGTAATGGCCCTTAAGCACTGGAATGGTACGGCTTTTGTCGATCCGTCCCAGTACAGGGTGTGGAATGGGTCTGCTTTCGTGGCCCCCTCGGGGATCTACGAATGGGATGGTGCGCAGTTCGTTAAGCGCTGGCCGACCTACCAGGAATCGGTCCACCTGTTCACTACGACTGGCTCGTCCTCGTTGCCTATCCCGTCGTGGGCGCGGTACGCGGATGTGGCTGTGATCGGTGGCGGCGGTGGCGGCGGTGGACGTGGATCGTTCACCACGAACATCGGCAAGGGCGGCAACGCTTCGGTGTGGAACGCTTCGACGTTCGATCTGCTCGGTAACACCGCTACATCGGTTCTGGTCGTTGTCGGCTCCGGTGGGGCTGCTGGACCTAACAGCAGTCCTTACAACGGCTCTGCGGGCGGTACGTCGTCTGTGGCGCTCAACAACGACCCGACCAACCTGTTCTCGTCCGTGGGCGGTTCTGGCGGGCAGGGGCAGACCGGTGCGCCGGTCACTCCTGGCGGCTCGTCTGCGGGCATTACGACCTCGTTTGGCATCACGTTGCCTGGCGGCACGGGTGGTGCTGGCGGTACGGGTTCGATCGCCCCGACCGACGGTGAGGCTCCGGGAGCTGGTGGCGGTGGAGCTGGTGGCGGTGCGGTGAATCCGTCTCGTGCTGGCGGTGGTGGCGCGGTTGGCCGCGTGTATGTCCGCTTCCGGACTGGCTAAGTATTTCTTCCCCTTCGGGGGCTTTCCCTTAAGGGGTTTTCAATGTTTAAAAAGACTCTCCCTTATACTGCTTCGATCATTAAGCAGGACACCTATTACTGGTGTGGGCCTGCCACGGTGCAGAACATCTCTTCGTCTCGCAAGTTTGTTGGCGAACCGGCGTTGGCTAAGGAGATGGGCACCACGGTTAACGGCACGAACCATATCGGCTTGCTGGCTAAGGCACTGCATAAGCATCTGGGGATCTTGTACGCCACGGTGCTTATCGGCGGCGCTGACGCCACGGTCAAGCAGCGGGACAAGTTGTGGGCGGATCTTAAGGCGTCTGTTGATGGCGGATATGGCGTCGCCATGAACTGGGTTGCTCCCCCTAATGGATACCCTAAGGGTGTTCTGGGGTCGCGTAACCCGTCGTATGGCGGCGGCACTGTCTACCACTATGTGGCGGCTATGGGGTATGCCGAGGAGAACGGTAAGCGTTATGTGCTGATCGTTGACTCGGGGTTCTCCCCGTATAGCTATTGGGTGACGCTGGAACAGTGCGCCACGCTGATCGCGGGCAAGGGCTACGCCTATGCGGTGGTCCCGGTTCGGGACGATCTTGAGGCTAAGCCGGTTACCGATTTTGTTAAGGCATTCCTGGGGCCGTTGGCTTCGGACGTCAAGGATATTCGGGGCCAGTTGGTGACTGCTTGGAAGCAGCTCGGGGGCCGCACTGTTGTGGACGGCCTGGCTGATACGCGGGGGTTGCTCGGTGGTTGAGTCTTCGATCACCCGGACCCAGATTTCACCGAACAAGCATTACGGGGGCCGGGACGTCGACTGGGTTGTGATCCACACTCAGGAGGGCAATGGGCGGGCGCGGGACATTATCCCGTTCTTGTGCAACCCGGCGTCTCAGGTGTCCTACAACGCGGTTGTTGACGATGTGGAGTCGGTGCTTGTGGTGCCGTGGGATGCCAACCCGTGGGCGGCGTCCAACGCTAACTCCAGGGGCGACCATCTACTTTCGGCCGGCTCTTTCGCTAAGTGGTCTAAGGCTAAGTGGCTTGAGACGGATGCGCGTGACGGCAAGAACGAGAACGCGCAGATGGATCGGCTGGCGTTGCTGACGGCGTGGCGGTGCAAGGTTCGGGGTATCCCCCCGGTGTATGTGGGCGGCAAGGGCCGTCCTTCTAAGCCCGGTATTTGCGGGCATGTCGACTTTGGCGCTTGGGGTGGTGGTCATACCGACCCTGGGCCGAACTTTCCCTGGATCGAGTTCATTAAGCGCGTCCAGGACTTCTACTACGGTGAGGATTTTGATATGGCCGCTAAGGACGAAGTTATCAACTTCATTAAGAGCTTCGTCGGGCCGATCGTGTCCGACGTTAAGGACATTCGTCAGCAGCTCACGGGTGGCCGTGACTATGGCGAGTATCCGGGCTGGAAGCAGCTCGGGCAGAACGCTAAGGGCGAGAACTTCACGATCGTTGACTCGTTGGCGGATACCCGTCAGCGGGTGATCGGCTTGGTGGATCTTGTTAAGGGTTTGGAGGCGCGGGTCTCCAAGTTGGAAGGTGGTAAGTGATGGCTACTCAGGTTGAGCATCCTCGTCGGGCTGTTGTTCGGACGGTGTTCCAGGTTGTGATTGCCTTGGCGGCTGCGTTGCCCCTCATTGTTGTGGCGTCGGGTGTTCCGGCGACTGCGGCTGGTGTGGGTGTGGCGTTGGCTGTTGCGGCTGGTGTTACTCGGGTGATGGCGCTGCCCGTGGTCAATGATCTGATTGACCAGTATGTGCCTTGGTTGCGCACTGAGTGATTGAGCAAGTCGATCTGACGAGTGGTGGATGGTCCTCGATCATTCTGGTTGTGGGGTTCTTCTTCGCGGCTTTGGCTTCGGGGTTCATCCACTACTTGTACAAGAAGACGTCTCGTCTCCAAGCTGATTACGAGTCCTTGCGCCTGGACATGGAGAAGCTTAAGGAAGAGTCGCGGAAGCAGGAAGAGCGGCACCGGCAGGACCGTGAGAGCGACTACCGCATGATTAACCGCTTGCAGAATTTCATTGTGGACTTGCAGGTGTATGCGGCCCGGTTGCGGGGCATGCTTGCTGAGAAGGGTCAGGCTTCGCCTGTTCCTCCCGTGTTGGACGATGTTGACCTTGACCCTAAGGAGCTGGTCACCCCTTAATACAGAACACCCCCTAGTTGGCCCTGAGTGGCCCGCTAGGGGGTGTTTTTTGCGTTTGTGCCTACTTGTGAGAGGACGCACCCCCGAAGGCTTAAAACGGGAGCTAACCGATTTTGGGTTGCCTCCGGGGATGCCCGCTCACTGTAGCACTAGCCTGCGGCGGCTTCGGATGCCTCGTAGGCTTCCATGACGTGCTTGGGGACGCGGCCCTTCTCCGACACGGTGTAGCCGTTGTTGTTGGCCCATGCGCGGACGACGGACAGGTCGAGGCCGGATTCCGAGGACGTCGAGGCCGGCTTCGGCTTGCTGCCGCCGACCTTGGGTGCGCGGCCGACCTTGGTTGCCCGGTTGATCCACTTGTCCATGTCCTTCTGGAACCGCTCCTGGTTGGCGGCTCGGAGGTCGAGCTGGTAGGCGGTGCCGTTGACAACGAAGGGGACGGGCGACCACTCCTCGTCCGGGCCGATCATCTTGCCGTCGTAGTCGTCGGTGATTTCGAGAACTTCTTTGCGTGCCATGTGGTCTTACCTCATTTCTTCATCTGAGCGGCTGCTTGGAACCATGAGTCTCTGCGCTGTCGTTCGAGGTTTGCGTAGATGAGTGCTTCGGCTTCGGTGCCGCCCGCGTTGCGGATCTTCTGTAGGTCTTGCTTGTGCTGTTCCTCTTCGCCCACCTTCACCAGCTTGAAGAAGCCGATGAGCAGTGAGACGGCGATGAGGAGGAATCCGATCCCGGCGAGCGTCGGTGCCACGGACATGCCGATGACGATGCACGCGATACCGACGAGGAAAGTGACGAAGGTCTTCATGCCGGGAACCTTAACACCCGCTTAGGGCTTTAGGCCCAGAGTTTGCTTCAGCTCGGTTACGGCGACGTGATAGCCGTACCGTTCGCCTTCGCCATCGACTACCTTCGGGTAGGGGGTGTTGATGAACTCTCGCACCTGGTCAAGCACGGTTTTCTGGCCGGTCTTAGCCAAGTGGAACTCGATGCCCGCGAGGAAGCCGTCGATATACATGGCGACGGCATTTGCTCCCTCTCGTGTCGACATGGGATCGCTGGTGCCGAGGTTCTTACCGACACGTTCGAGTGCTGTTTGCACGAGGGCTTCTGGGTCGACGTGTTCGGAGATCGTTTTGTGAAGATCCGGGTCGCTGCCCGTGGGTGGGCTGTTGATGGCTTGTTTGAGCCACCACGCGTCCACGCGGTTGTCGTTGCTCATGGTGTTGCTCCCGTTTTGTTGGTGATGGGGGGAAGTCCCACCACCGACTATACACAGGGAACGTATCGAGCGCTACTCGGATAAGAAAGAAGTTTTATAGATTTCTATATCCGCTTAGCTTAGTGGCTTAGCGCTTAGCCGTTATCGTTTTGGCCGGCTGACCACTCTTCGGGGACGTTGTCGGGGATCACTAGTGGCTTAGCGAATGCCCGGTAGGACAGTCGGGACGCGGTGTACATGAGGGTGCTGATGATGATGAGGGTTGAGGCGAGGACTGCGTAGTACTGGGGGCTGGTGCTGATGCAGGGGAAGATTGCTGCGGCGAGGTTGACGGCTGAGCCGGTGATCCATGTTGCGCCTACTCCGAAGAAGCAGAGTGCGATCTTGCGGGCGGTGGTGCCTTTGTGGCTGACGCTGCGGATCTGCAAGGCGATCTGACAGGTGATGCCAGCGAAGTAGGTGATGGCTGCGGTTATGGCGAGTTGGTTGACGAAGTGGATCTCGAATGGGCCGAGGTAGGCGGACCAGGAGATGGCTAAGGCTAGGTAGATGACGCTCTGGGTGCGCTTGCGTTCGTTGCGGGAGAGTGCCCCGATTGAGGCGAGTAGGTGGATGGACAGTGTTCCGGTGCCGATGAGGACGAAGGCGACTCCGAGTTGGAGGTTGAGGTGGGGGCGTTCGATCAGTCGGGCGAGGGGGTCGGTGGCGAGTGCGACGAGCGGGGTGTACAGAAACCACGCCAGGGTGGTGGTGAGCAGGGAGATGGTGAGCCAGCAGCAGTGTGTGCTCTTAAACCATCGTCTGCGCTGGATCAACGCTGCGGCCCCGATCGCGGCGGGGAGTCCGGTGGCAACGGTGATGGCGATTGACTGCAATGTCACGTCGATACTTCTTCTCTTGCGGCGCATACAGCGGGGGTTAGACAGAGAAAGAGCACCCAGACCGGGTTAGCAGCCTGGGTGCTCCGAGGGGAGGAGAACGGTTGGTGCAGTGTAGGTATCGCGCCTTGCGGGCTTTGTGTTACAGCGGGGTTACAGCGAGTAGCCGTGGTCCACGTCGGTGTCACTCTTCTTCCGCGTGGCGGTTGCCCCCCTCTCTGTCCGGTTGCTGGGGGAAAAATCGGCGTCCCACTGGTCCACCGCTTCGATGACGGTGGCCTTGTCGGAGTAGCCCATCTCCACGAGGGCTTCGATCTCGTTGAGTCCGAACACGCGCATTGCGCGCATGACCTGGTCTGCGGTGATGGTGCCGTTGTCGCGGTGGGCGGTGTACTGCGTGCGGCCGAGGCCGACTGCTTCTGCCGCTTCGGCGACGGTGACCCGTCGTAACAGCTTGTAGTGCGCGTATGCCTCGATGCTCATTTTTCGTTTCCTCATGTTGTCGAGCTTACTGCACGGTAGGCCGTGCCACAAGCCCGGTTTTCCGAACAATTTTGTGACTTGTTACCTGGGTTACGAAACGGTGTCTGACCAGCGTTTACCCGCCGTTTACCCCGACCGGTCAGCCGTGAAACATGTTCGGAAACCCGAACAGGGTCCTTGCGCCGCCGAACGACCCGGCCGTAGTGTCCTCAACCGTGAGCAGCACCACGGCGGCCAGGACGGCCGGAACGAAAGCCCAAAACCCCAGCTACGCAATGGCTCTCGACTACAAACAAATCAACAACCTGATGCAGGTCGCTGAAATTCCCAGCATCACCCGTCTCGCCAAGACCTCCGGTGTAAGCCGGACTGTCCTCACCGAGTTTATGGATGGCAAGCCCGGTGTCTCCGCTAAGACGGTCGGCGCGCTTGCCGGTGCTCTTGGCACCTACCCCGACCGAATAGCTCGCTGGATGCGTGCAGCATAACCCTCTCCCCCGACAACTTCATTCGCCTGAGTAGCCCACGCCAGGGGTGCGAGTCCCTTGGCAGGCACGACGGAGATGCGCCTCTAGCGCCTCCCTCATTCTTTCATTCCCTTTGAATCCGCGGTCTCCGTAGGTCTATTTGGCCTGCGCCCGTGCGGTTCGTGTTCCTTTCAGAACTTCATATGCCCGATGACGCTCCTGCCTAACGGTTTAAGAGTGCAGCCCCGTTGACTTGTCCGGGGAAGCAGCCTAAAGGGGTGGGTGTCGGGAAGTGGCAGAGCCACACAACACAAAGTCTTCACCTGCTGTTTGAGACATGCCGCAAACACATACACAACACACTCCTGCTTCCCCGTTGGGGTGTGGTGATCTGGCGACCAACGTCCTCAGCGTCAGAGCATTAGGTCAACCCACCATACGAGTATGGGACGGCACAGCTAGGGCTAAAGCTGTGGGGTTAGGCCGTAAACAGTTCAGGTGAGGGCCGAAGCGAGACGCAACGTTACATGCGGTGGTAGTCCGATGTTTCCCTTATGAAACGGGGATAGTCCATGTCTGCCGAGGTAGTTCCATCTTTTCTTATTCCAATGTGGGGCCGGTGAGCCTCCTTGGCCGCGTTGCAGGTTTCTACGGTTCGATCCGACTTCGGCCTGCTGGTTCCTCCCTTCCCGAAACGGGTTGGGGGTTGAACCATCCATGTTCTACCAAGCAAACCAACCCTTTAGGAGCACACAAATGACCACTGCGGAACTGATCGACGAACTGCTCAAGCCCGCTCCGATGCCGGAGAAGATGCTAGAGGGTCGTTTCGTCACTGACGAAACGTTCATCGCGGCACTGACTAAGGCTGCTGTCCTCAATCCGGACTTCGTGTACGAGCCGCGCAAGACCGGCGAAGTACTCCACGATCAAGAGGTCACGGCCTGCAAGTACCTCAAGGAAGACGGCGTTACCGGCGACTGCGGCGTGGGTGTCGCGCTGATCGAGTGCGGCGTCAACCCGGAATGGCTCAAGCGCAAAGAGGGCGGCGGCGCTTACACCCTGCTCTCCCAACTGGGCCTGTCGGAACGGGTCCGGTCTATCGCTAGCAGTTTCCAGGAGCGCCAGGACACCGGCACTTCGTGGGGCGAAGCGTTGCAGGAGTCGCTTACCAACACCGAGCGGTACGCACGGCGGGACGCTCACTACTACTCCCCTACCGTCTGATCCCCCATCCCCCTCAACTAACCACCACTTGAAAGAAGGTTTCACCGCTATGACGATCGCCACCGAGGACGCCTTGAAGGTTGTTGCCCGCCACCTGGACGCCATCGACCAGGACGTGTTCACCCCGGATCTGCTCCGCGAGGAGGCTAAGCGTCTTGTCAAGGAGGCCGAGCTGGACGCCATCCAGGACGAGATCAACAAGCTGCCGGGTATCGCTCTTGCGCTGGCCGGGTTCGGTTGGCTGGCGGTTAAGGCCGCTAAGCCCGACCTCGATGGTGTCAGTAACTACGACGACCTGTCGCTGCGTAAGAAGTTGGAGTACTACCAGTTCGCGGATGCGGTCATCACGGCGTTCCGGCTTGCGGACCCCAGGTTCATCGAGCTGTCGGATCGGTGCGTTGGCCGAATCCCGACCGAAGAGGACGAGGCGGCAGTGTATGGCGCGCCGATCGTGGTGCAGCAGGGCGAGAAGATCCCTGGCGATGTGAACGCGGTTCGGTCTTCGTTCGACGGCGGCCAGGTGTTTGTGCGGTCGTTCGACCGTGAGCGCTGGGTGCCGAGTCAGTATGTCGAGGCCGACACCAGCTCGCTCGCCAATCAGGGCCTCGGTTTCACTGAGGACAAGTTCATGCGTGTGGAGTACCCGCTGACTCAGGTCTGGTCCTTCTGATGCAGGGGCGGCGTACACACAAACTCGACTTGGGTACGGCGTTCGCCTGTGTGTGCGCCGTCCTCATCTTCGCCCTCTTCTTCTACACACTGCTAACAGGAGCCAACTAAACCCATGACTGCACCTAAGGAGCACCCGCTTGTCGAGCTGATCGGATCGTGCCTTGCTGCTGATACCGCCGATGAAGCCAACCTGCTGGTATCCAAGTTCCTCGTCGAATACGAGGTCGTGAACCGGGCCGAGATGGAAAACATGCTTGTCGCGGTCGCTAACCGTAATGCCGCGTATGCCGCCGAAGCTAAGGTGCTGCGCGAAATGTCGAACCTGCCGAACCTCGACGAGCTGGACGGCCTGAACGACATTACCTACGCCACAGAGGACGATCTGTGAGCGCTATCGGCGTAGTGGCCGGCCGAGTTTACCGGATCACTAACCGGGTCATCGACCAAATGTTGGACGAGTTGATTGACCCCGAGGACGTTAAGGCGGCGCTTAGCGCTGTCCCTCAGTACATCGCGGGTGACCGCTACATGTTCCACGGTGCCTCACTGACTGCTGTTGGTGTGGATTCGGGTGACGGCTACAAGGTGATCGCTTTGTGTCGGACCCTGGGTGAGTTGGTGTCGTGGGGCTTCAACCCTTTCGAGAGCGAGAAGGAATGCCTGCTGGCAGCGTAGAAGACAAGGCCGACTGGGAGGACCGTAACTGGAATGTCCTGGTCGCTGAGAACGCGGAGCTTAAGGCCGAGAATCGTCGGCTGCGTGAGCAGTTGGATGATCCGATCTATTCAATCTTCGAGGTTGCCAAGGTCTTGGAGGACGGCGGCTACCACAATCCTCACGAGAACACGTGGGACACCATCGAGTTCTGGGCGCTGCTGCATCCGGATTGGTGGGATAGCAGTTTGATGAACGAGGAGGGCCGTCGTCATGCCCGTTTGACTCGTAACGGGATCATGTTTACCGAGCTTGGTATTGAGGCTGCTAAGGCTCAATATCTGGACGAGTAGTGGGTTGGTGGTTTAGGCGTCCTAAGCCTGACGAGCTTGGGCGCTGCGCTCACATCGTGTGTTCTCCCTGGGAGATGCTTCAAAAGGTTGAAGTCTTCCAGACCGCTAAGTCCGAGCGGCCAATCGGATACATGTTCATCCAGAAGCGGAGCTGCATTGCGTGCGGCTTCACCGAAATATCTGAGAAGGAAGTCAATTTCTAATGGGTTTGCTCATTGCAGCAATCGTCCTGTCGCTGGTGGTCGCACTGCCGGTGTCGCTCATGCTCCTCGCCAAGAGCCGCTATGACGGTGTCGAGGTCGGTAAGCCTGTTCGCTTCGGCGGCGCTCTACTGGTCTGGCTGATCGCGCTCTCCCCTGTCATCTTCGGTTCGGTCACCACCGTCTCCACCAAGAACATCGGTGTCGTGACCGCGTTCAATCGTCCGACTGGCGAGAACCTGTCCAACGGCCTGCACTTCAAGGCTCCGTGGGAGAAGGTCCACGAGATGGATGGCGCTATCCAGATCCAGACCAAGGAGGGCGAGAACTCGACCCAGGTCCGGTTGGGTGACAACTCGATGGCGAAGGTCGACTACACGGTGCAGTGGCGGATTAAGCCGGATGCTGCGTCGGCGCTGTACCTGGATTACCGAGGGTTCGACTCGGTTAAGGAAAACCTGGTCACTAAGCAGTTCAACAACTCGCTGTCCGATGTGATGAGCCAGTACAACCCGCTGTCTTCGCTGGACAATCAGCAGGCCGACACTAACGCGGCGCTGGCTAAGAAGGTTCTCGACGCGATGCGTGACCGTGTCGGCAACCGCATCGAGGTCATGTCGGTGATGCTGCCGGTCATCCATTTCGACCCGGACACTCAGCACAAGATCAACCAGTTCAACGAGGAGCTGGCGAACACCAAGGTTGCGTTGCAGAAGCAGGCCACGGCGTCGGCTGAGGCTAAGGCGAACGAGAACCTTAAGTCGTCGGTTACCGACCCGAATGTTCTGGTGTCGAAGTGCCTGGATATTGCGGCGCAGAACAAGACGTCCCCGGCTGGTTGCTGGCCGGGTAGCAGCACACACATCACTGGCGTCAAGTAAGCCGGAAGGGATCAAATCAAATGAGTCTCACGTATGCGCAGAAAGATGTTGCCCAGTTCATGCGAACTGCGGGCCAGACGGTTCGTGAAACCCCAACTGTCCCGGAGATGACTCGCGCTCAGCGGACATACCTGGGGCATGTGGTTGACGCGATGATCCAGACGGCCGAGCTTGCTAAGAGCATTGCGTTGGTCTCCCCGTCGGAGCAGTCGCTACGTGTCCGGCTGCTCACTGAGGAGCTGGCAGAGCTGGTCGAGGCAATCTGCGACGGCGACCTCGTCGGTATTGCGGACGGCACCACGGACCTGTCGGTGGTGAACATCGGCACCATGTGCACGTTCGGCCTCCCGGCTGGCCCTTTGTGGGATGAGGTTCACGCCTCGAATATGTCCAAGTTTGTGGACGGTAAGGCTCTTAAGGATGCGTCGGGCAAGGTGATTAAGGGTCCGGGCTATTTCAAGGCGGATTGCGCGGCGGTGATGCACTCGTGATCGTCAAGAAGATCAAGGATCGGGTCTACGGCCGCAAAGACGGCGGGAAGCTGCGCATTCACAGCATCGTCCGCCACAGCGATGCCGGGTTCATCTATGTGGGCCTACGCCAGGGGCAGGCCGACGAGGAAGAGCGGTTGGACCCGGACGGCAGGACGGCCAGGTTCGACTTCTACCCAGCCACCCCGCGTGAGTGCCGGGAACTTGCCAAGGCCCTTAAGAAAGCTGCTAAGCACATCGACCCGAACAAGGAGTGCCGATGAAGCGTCTCATCGCTGCGGCAGTGATCGCCGCTGTCGCCGGTATGGGTGTCACCGCATGCAACAGTTCCGCCCCTGCCGGGCAGGACGTGAGCGCTGTCTGTATCGACCAGCACACCAACATGCGGCTGGACGATGACGAGTGTGAGGACGATGACGGGATCTCTGGCTGGTGGTATTTCGCTGCCGGTGCTGCGATCCCGGCTGTCGGCCATCACGTGGCGAAGTCGTCGGGTTCGTACAAGAAGCCGCCGCGCGCTCATGTCCGTAAGCAGCCCCGCATGGGTGTGGCTAAGCCGTCTCTGGTGAAGCCTCCCAAGCCGTCGGCGTCCAAGCCCCGCACATCGGTATCCAAGCCGACACAGACGACCCGGAAGCGATCGTGGCTGGGGTCGAGCAGTTCCGGGTCCAAGTCCAAGTCATCGTCACGGTCGGGAGGTTCCCGCCGCTGACACATTCAAGGGAGGCCCCTAACTGACCGACTACGCAATTAAGCGGAACTACTACGACCAGCCGTGGGTGATGCCCCCAGGCCCCAACGGTGAGCCGCAACCCCTCACGGGTGAATGGCGGGAGGGTCGGAAGGGTTCCAAGAAGGCCCGGTGGTGGTACTCGGAGGACGCAACCCCATACTCCCGAATGTCGTCTATCGCTAAGGCCCTGGACACCAAGGAGAACTTGGTTGACTGGGCTGCATGCCAGGCGGCGGTCGGGGTCATGCTGGATGCGTCCGCACGGTCGGAGGTTGTCACTCTGATCAACGAGTACGACGCCGATCCGTGGAACAACGGTGACGACAATTCGCCGAAGAATGGTAAAGCCCGGTTGAAGGAGGCGGTGGAGCAGGCCCGCACTACTGCGGGATCTCATGTCGCCTCGTCGGCGGGTACCGAGTTCCACAAGCTGGGCGAGTTGCACAACAGTGGGAAGTCTCCCCGGATTGTGCAGGACCATTTGAAACCTCTGTTTGAGCATTACAAGCAGGCGGTTGCGCCGCTTGAGTTCTTGCAGCAGGAGTTGTTTGTCGCTAACGATGAGCTTAAGAAGGCTGGGTCTGTTGACTACATGATCCGCATGCCTAAGGGGCTTGTGGTTAAGGTGCCGTGGATTAAGGGTCCGATTGATTTGTCTGATCGGGTCCTGATCGGTGACCTTAAGACTGGTAAGTGGGATGCGATGTATCCCATGTCTGTGACTACGCAGATTGCTGGTTATGCGACGGCTAAGAAGTATGACCAGGAGACGGGCGTCCGTGAGGATTTGCACCCTGACTTGTATGAGTCGTTGGGGTTGTTGGTGCATTTCCCGATTGGTCGTCCGAATCCTCGGGTCAAGTTCTATCTGCTGGATACGCGGCTGGGGCTGCGTGCGGCACATGTTGCGCAGGACATTGAGGAACTGCGTAAAGAGTTCAAGCGCACTGGCGCCAAGCCTAAGGAAGTGACATTTGAGTAACGTCAAGCTCTATCAGCACGGCAATCGGATCATCGGAAGCGATGGCACAACGATCGAGTCGTGCCAGTGGGATGAGGGTGAGGGTTTCTACAACTTCGACCTTCTCGATACGGTTCCGGCGGCGGCTCGACCGCTGGTGGATCTTCCCCCGGTTACGGACATGGGCACTGACATTGACGGCGATCCGCTCTACACCACGGGCAACGGCCCCTGGTCCCTGGACGAGACCGACACCACCGTCGCCTTGGCTGCCCGTATCGACGAGCTGGCCGAGGAACTGTCCATCACCATCGCCTTCCACGACTACCTGCTTGAGCAGAAGGCCAAGGACGCGGAGCTGCTGCGGCAGATCGAGTCCGAGATTGCCGAGACGGTCAACAAGGCCCGGATCGACCGGTTCGCCGATCTGTACATCAGCACCCGCACCGAGCTGGCCGCGCAGAACGGCCGCGAGTACTACGTCACGAGTGACGAAAATCTTCGTGGCGGTATCGCCGCTGTCATCGCCGCTGTCATCGACGCGGTCGAACAGGAGGTCAAGTGACAGATGTTCAATCACGGCTGAGGGCCGTGCAGGGTGCTCTCAAGGCACCTAAGGGGCAGTACAACTCGTTCGCCAAGTATCACTACCGGTCGGCGGAAGACATTCTGGAAGCCGCCAAACCGCTGTGTGTCGAGCATGGCCTTGTGTTGACGGTGTCGGATGAGGTTCGCCTGCTGGCCGATGATGGCGCTGCCCGCTTCTATGTGGTGGCGACCGCGAAGGTGGAGGCCGAAGACGGCAGCTTCATTCTCGCTACCGGCTTTGCGCGTGAAGGTGACGACAAGAAGGGCATGGACCCGGCTCAGTTGACCGGTGCCACGTCTTCGTATGCCCGCAAGTACGCACTCAACGGCCTGTTTGCGATCGACGACTCTAAGGACGCCGATTCGGACGAGCATGCCACCCAGACGGGCCAGCAGCCTAAGGGCGGTAAGCCTTCCGGTGGTGCAGCTAAGAGTCGGCCGGCTGCAAACAAGTCGGCGGCGGCTAAGCCTGATGCCAAGCTGACTGGCTTGAGGGTTAAGGCGAAGAAGGCGCTCTCTGAAAACGAGGTGCCGGTCGATGAGTTTCGCAAGCATCTTGCAACTCTTTCGCCGCTTTGGGCTGGTGTAGACGAGGTTGATGATCCGGCTGCGCTGGAAGGGATCATTGAGTGGGCCAGCCAGAAGTAGGTAAGGCCCTTTTGCCTGCCGATAGCTGGATTCGGCATGAGATGCCGGTGTTGCCTGACGGGTTCTCGTGGCGCATTGATTATGTGCGGGAGAAGCGTGAGGCGTTGGTCCGGTTGACTACGAGGCTGGCGGGTACGGCCCTGGGTGTGGCGTTGGCTGAGGGCCGCGTCCCGCTCGGGGACAATTCCCCGGATCTCATGTCGGCGGCGTGTGTGGAGCTGGGCAAGGAGTTGTTGGCTTCGGTGTCGCCGCTTGAGTTGAGTCTGCCGAATCTGCACGGGTATTCGCCCGGTTTGGGGATTGCTAGTGAGTCTTGAACCGTCTGAGTGGGCGCAGTTGGCGCGGCGACTGTGGACTTTGTCCAAGGAGTTGCACGCTGAGCCGCTGGTGTTTGAGCGTTATCCGTATGCGGTGTTCCGTGATCGGAAACGCACTTATGACCGGGCGCGGGCTAAGGCTTTGCTTAGGGCACCTATCCGTGACCCTAATGATGAGTCGCGGAAGATGAATGCTGATGATCGTGACGCTTGGGTTGAGTCTCAGCCTGAGGTTATGGCGGCGTTCGAGGAGTACATGGTGGCTGAGGTCGCTTACGAGTATTTCAAAGAGACGGTGTGGAATCGGAAGTTAGAGACTGAGATTCTAAGAACGCTGTCTGCGGATAAGAGAGCGGAGTTGAATGTCACGTGAGTGACCTTGCATTGAGCCTGTTGGCTGAGAGTTTGATTGGTAAACGGGTTAAGTCTGCTACCACGAACAGTTTGACGTTGGATGACGGCACGGTGATCGAGCTGTTCGAGTCGGCGTCGGATTGTTGCGCGTCGGCTTATGGCGACTGGGCTTTGGCTGACGCTGTGGATCTGGATGCTGCGATCACGGCCGTGGATCTGACGTCCGAGGAACACGAGGACTACGACAGCCATTACACGACGGGTGAGCTGCGGATCATGCACAACCAGAATCCGATTGCCCTGGGTGACCTGTACGCGAACTCCGGTAATGGTGGCTACTACTACTCGGTGCTGTCGGTGAAGGTGCATCTGCCGACGGGTGGTTCGATCCAGACGGAGTTGATTTCGTCGTGAGCTACCAGGAGGACATGCTGGCATGGGCCGTCCATAAGGCTAAGGCCGCTAACCAGTGGCATGACGGCCGTGAGGCGGTCGAGGTTGTCGTCGATACCGAAACCCGGTGGTCGGGTGGCTGTGAGACGTGCGAGTACAGCTATGACGTCACTGTCGTCACGGTCTACTACAAGGCCGAGGGTGGTTGGCGTAGGCCGGTCGAGGTCGATTTGGGGGAAATGACCACGTCTGACGTGATGATCGACTTCCTCAAGTTCTGTGACGAACTGAGGGAAGCCGGTAAGTGATCGACAAGCTGCTCGCTGACATTCACTTTCAAGCGTGCGGCATGGCGGGAGTCGAAATACCGTTCGGCTCCCGCGAAGTGAGTCCCGCTCACGTGGTAGAGGCACTGCTGCCCAAAATTGCCACGGGGCGGGACTCCATCCCCTTCCTAGGCTCCCCCGACTGGGCCGACACGAAAGACCCACGGTCGATCTACGTGGCCGCTCTGTCGTGGGCGCTGCTGTCCCAGTTCCTCCAAGACGGCCAGCTCGACGCGGAACGCATAGCGCGCTTCTACCAAGAGCAGGGCTGGGACATAACCCAACTGCCGCTACGTCTGAGGTTCGCCGCTGAGGCGATGGAAGGAGTTACCCAACGTGCACTGGATGCTGCGGGCTAAATGTCGCGGTAATGACCCAGAACTGTACGACGTCGGGAATCTAACTCCCGGCAGAGAAGACGTAGAAGCAGCTCAGCTATGTGCGGGCTGCACGGTAGTGCCCGAGTGCGCGGAAGATGCGCTGACGCTCATCAACGTCTCTCGGACATTGCGCGCTGTTGCTGACAAGCCGGACCCCGAACCGGGAGACGACCTTGTCCCCCACCTAGGCGTTGTGCGCGCAGCAACGGTTATCAGGATGCCGAAAGGATTTGATTTTGAGCTACTTTCGGCCGGGGCCGGAACTTGACTGGCAGCTAAGCGCTAAGTGCGCTAACGAAGATCCCGCTAACTACGAGGTCGCGGCCCTTAACGAGTTGTGGCCCGAGAAGCAAGCAGAACTGTTGTGCCGGGGATGCCCGGTGCGCAACGCCTGCTATCTCAACGCCTTGCAGGAGTACTCAACTTCGGAGTATGCGGGATTCACCGACGAGCTGGACGCCGAGCTGTGGACAGAGGGCGTGGTTCGAGCTGGGAGAATTTGGTGAGCACTGGGAAAACAAACTCGCGGCGAGTTCTGATCGGCGACCGTCAAGCGGTCGAGAAGCGGGCCACAATCTTCGCGTCCCGTGGGATACCGCTGACGCTTGACGTGGACCCGATTGCCCGTCACGTGAACACGCTCATGGATTGGGGTTTGCCCCCTAACTCGATAGCTGCTGCGGCCGGTGTGAACGTGGATACGGTGTTCTCGGTTGCGAACGGTGAGCGCGAAAGTCGGGTACATCTTCGGGTTGGCCGATCTCTTTTGGCGGTCGGGGCCAAGCCGGTTCCCGCCCAAGAGGGCCACACCGTTCTCGCGATCGGCGCGCGGCGCAGACTCCAAGCGCTACGCCGGATTGGCTACAACCTCAAGCTCCTCGATGAGTTGTTGGAGTCGCGGGATCTCGCATACCGGATCGAGAAGCAACTCACCATCACCTACGGCATCTGGATGAAGGTGGACGCCTTGTACCGGGCCAAGAGCCACGTAGCAGGCCCCTCATCCAGGGCCAAGATCCACGCTGAGCGGCAGGGCTGGCCCGACCCGTTCGATTGGGAGACGGCGAATATCGACGACCCCACGTCTTGGCCGAAGGAACTACCCAAGCCGGAATCTGCGCAGGTGACTGCCCGTCGACAGGGTGTGGCGTTGCTCGGTAAGGGCCTGTCTCACAAGGCGGTGGCCGCGAAGGTCGGTGTTGCGGAGCGCACTGTTGCCCGCTGGTCAACACAGATGAAGGAGGTCAATGACGGACGAAACGACCCAGATTCACAGTCACTCGGATTGGTGGCGTGAGCACTGGGGTTGGGCACTTGATGAACAACGAGAGGCTGGAAGTTTTGAAGAGAACCGCTAAGTGGATTGTCGGCGTGGTGGCGGGCTTGCTGCTCCTGCTGGCACTGGCGGGCTGTAGTGGCGGCACCGAGTACGAAGGCCCGGACGACTACACCGCGAAGATCGTCGAGCTGCGGGACGGACGGGAGCTGACCTGCATTGTGTTCGGCATGGGGCAGGACCAGATGATGAGCTGCGATTGGGAGAACGCCAAGTGACCTACCTGCTAGCGCTGTTGTGGCTGGCAGGCATCCTGATCTGCGCATTCCCCCCGTCACGATTCGTGGTGTGGGTAGCCGGCCGAAAGCTTAGCGCCGTCGACTCGATCGAACGGTTCATAGCACCCCGACCGCTCCTGTGGAGGTTCTGGAATCCCACCGTCATCACGACGTAAATGCACGATCTGCAAGAAGCCGGTCCTCATGGACCAAGGCACCCGCCACCTGGTGTGTTCGGAAGTGTGCGACGTCTGCTTCAACCCCATCCCGTCAACTGACGTGGACGCATTGAGCTACCGCCACTCCTACTGCACCCCAAAGACTTCTAAGGGTCGAGGGGCTAAGCCTAAGCAGGCTGAGGAGCTGGAAGAAGGCTTGATCTGATGACCGACGAGCCATTCGACAACCAGAAGAAGTGCAGAGCGATCCTCGCTAACCGCTCAGACGGCATATGCGAACGATGCTGCGCCGCACCCGCCCAATCAGTGCACCACCGCCGCAAACGCGGCCAAGGCGGACCCTGGTCCCCCACCAACTGTGTGCACATCTGCGGAGACGGCACACGCGGCTGCCACGGCTGGATCGAAGGACACCCCAACGCCGCACGAGAAGAAGGCTTCCACGTGCGGTCCTACGAAGACGAATCCCAGGTCCCAGTACTCATCTGGGGAACCCTGGTCTACCTAGACGATGAAGGAGGCACAACACGTGTCGACGAACGGTAAATCCCACCTGACCACCCCGGCGTTCTCGGTGTACGGCGAAGAGGCGTCAGTCCTCGTCCGACCGTCCACCAAGCACAAGGGCGGAATCATGCTCAACCAGGCATCCTCATGGGTGCACCTGGACCCCGGCATGGTCGATGCAGTTCAGGATGCGATCGACCAACTCACCGGCAACTGATTGCCGTGGGTACCGATCCCCGGACTTACCGGCACCGCTAACGCGCTCTACGCCGAAAACCAGTCACTCATTGAGTGGATGGAGGCCAACGTAGACATAGCCCCCGACGAAGAAGTCGAGCAGGTTGTGGACATGCTGATCCGAGTCGGCAAGAAAATCGACGCTCTCGACAACTCAGGGCTACGTCTCAGCCTCCTGAAATGACAGGGTCGGTTGCTACCTTTCATCCATCGGCCTTTCGAGGGCCGGGGTCGTCTAGCAAACGATGCGGAGCCGTCAGACGGGGATCTCTTGTCGTGCCTCACATAGCCCCGAAGTATCAGGCTTGAAGTTGTGGCGCACGACGGTTTACTCAGCGATGGCGATAGCGTGGCTCCGCAGGGGAAGCCCCTTCTGGGGGACTCTAGGGGGCACTCTTCCCCTGTGGTGAACGTTGGAGCTGTCCGGAAAGGACATGCCCATTGGTAGATGTTCTCAAGCGTGCGATTGATTCCACTAATCGTCACACTGATGAACAGATCCTTGTAGCAGCGTTGACTAGCTTCACCCTCAGGGATGAAGTCAAAGAGCTGGTGCCCCATCTAGCGGGTGCCGACTTCTACAACGCGAACTACGGGAAAATCTGGGATGCAGCGGTAGGTCTCGTTGAAGACTCGCGCATCCTGTCCGTCGAGAATCTGTTGGGCAAGGTTAAGTCCGATGCCCAGAAGCAGATCCTTGACGATCTAGCCGGTACCCCGGTGCGACTGATTGAGGTCACGAGGGGTATCGAGATTGTTAAGAACGAGGCGATGAAGCGTCGCCTGTTCGAGGCGATGAGGGAATCCGCACAAACAGCCTCGTCGGCTGACAGTGTTGGTGAGGCGTTGGATGCCTTCCACACGAACTTGCAGCGGATCAACGGTGAAGAGGTTGCAGCAGCTTCGGCCGGTATCGGTGAGGCGATCGGCGACTTCTGGCAAGACCTGGATCTCCCCGAGGATGAGAAAGAGCCACCGTTCCCTACGCCGTGGCTTGAACTGGATGAACGCCTTAACGGCGGGCTTAGGCGTGGCCGTCTCTACATTTGGGGCGGCCGTCCGGGTGAGGGTAAGAGCTTAGCTTGCTGCAACATTGCGGGCTTGGCTGCTGAGCGTGGCCTTAAGTCCATCTACTTCACTGCGGAAATGTCTAAGGGTGAGGTGACGGCCCGGATCTTGTGTGCGGGTGCTCAGGCTGATTACGGCCAGATCACTCGTGGGGACGTGGACGCTGCCAACCGGGCGATACTCTCTAATTACTCGGATGAGATCAAGGATGCTGACCTTGAGATCGTGGACAAGCCTTCTATCTCGATCCGCGATATTCGGGCTATGTCTGCCGCTAAGCATCGTGCGGGTGGTCTTGACATTGTGTTCGTGGACTACTTGCAGATGATCCAGCCTGATGACAAGTCGATTCCTCGTGAGCAGCAGGTGGCGGGTATCTCGTCTTCGCTCAAGGTGTTGGCTCGTCAGTTGAATGTGGCTGTGGTGTGCGCGGTCCAGTTGAACCGTCCGCCTCAGCAGCAGGGGCGCGATAATTCGGGCGGGTCTAAGCCTCGTCCGACGTTGGAGTCGATTCGTGAGTCTGACCGTATCGGCCAGGACGCGGATGTGGTGATCTTGAATCACTGCCCTAATGGCAATACGCAGGCGGGTGTGGAGATGGAGTTCTGCATGCCGAAGTGTCGCACTGGCCGTCCGGGTGTGGTTAAGCGGATATGGCGGGCGGATCAAGCCCGGATTCAGTGATCTGTCAGACGTGCGGTGCGGAGCTTTTGTGGTCTCCGTTTGGCCCTATCACTGAGTGGGGTTACGTCTGTCGGGATGACTACAACCCCACGTATGTGGGTCTGGATAACGAGGGCCTACACGTGGTAGCCCCGTTCACCTTTTAGCCCGTCTACGGGCTTCTCAGGCCGCGCAATCGCGGTTCTGTTCTCTAACCAAGGAGTTACATATATGGCAATGCCGACTATTTCTGGCAGCAACGCAACTGTCTTCGGCGGCAAGGATCAGGAACTCAAGTACGACGTCGGCCAGTACGGTGCCTACGTCCTGTTCAACCTGGGCATGCAGAAGGCCAAGAAGGACCAGTACGGCGAGTGGGAGACGACCGCTAAGACCACCATTAAAGCTGCCGCCTACGGTGAGCTTGCCGAGTTCATTAAGGACAACATTCAGCATCTCGACAAGGTCGACTTCACGGCCGAGATGACCGGTGTTGACCTGTGGGAAGGCAAGGACGGCACCCAGGCCAACATTCAGGTGAAGATCCTCACCATTGGTGCACCGTTCCGTAAGAAGGAAGATTCGGGTTACTGATGAGTCACCCGGTACTTGAGTCTCTGGACTTCGAGGCTCGCTGCGAGTGCGAGTGGGTTCGTCCGGGTGAGACTCGGTCTCGTCGCTGTCACTACGGTTCGCCGGATCATCTGGTGACCTTGGTGACGCCTAAGAAGACGGTGGCCCGCCGAGCTGTGTGTGGGGGCTGCTTGGAGCGTTTGGAGTTTTCGGGCCGTCTGGTCGGCACGTGGAAGTCTTCCGCGTTGTCACCTGCCTGATTGGACTCCGAGGAGTGGGAGGGGGTGGCCGACTACTATTGCCAGTTTCTTGGTGAGCATGGTCGGCCCCCTTCCGTCTCTGAGATATGGGAACACCGTACTTCCCAGAATGCTGTGCGGGAACAAACCCTTTTGGAAGGAACACTCTTTGAGTGAATTTGACCCTGTAGCGATGCCTAAGCATTACAACGGGTTTTCGTCAGGTGCTCAGCCGATTGATATTGCGCGGGACCTGACGTTCTGTGGCGGCAATATCGTCAAGTATGCGGCCCGGTCGACCCGCTTGGATAACGAGCACAACAAGGGTGACCGTGTCGAGGATCTTCGCAAGGTCATCCAGTACGCGGAGTTTGAGATTGCCCGTCTTGAGGGTGAGCAGTCGCGGCCTAAGCATGCGGCCGATCCGGTTGAGGCGTACCTGGACAGTCAGGACGACGCGGACGCGTGGGAGGTGGATGACGATGACGACTACTGCGCGGATGACGACGACTATGGTCCCGCCGATCCGGCACCCGTCGAAGTAGGCCCCGGCGAGTACTTCCGCGTCACCCGCAACAACTTCCACGTCGGCTTCCCTCCTTACCATCCTGCCGAGGTTGGCGCAGTAGTTAAGTCGGTTGCCACCCAGCACGGCTCTCACCGATTCCAGTACTGCGAGGCCATGCCTGCAAACACCATCTGGGTTGCCCCGGAGCACTTGGAGCCTTACACCCCGCGAGTCGGGGACAAGATCCGAGTCACGCCGAACGGCGACGATTACCACAGTGTGAACACTGGCGCGGTCGGTGAGATCGCCAAGGGTGCAGACGAAGACGGCGACTACCTCGGATCGTTCGCCGCCACCGACTACACCGACTACGGCATGTTCGGATACGTGGCCGATCCGTTCACCCAGTGGCTCCGACCCGAAGACTTCGAGCCGGTGCTTGCCCCTTGACCCTGACCGTGTTCGTGCCCGGAGAACCAGCACCACAGGGCAGTAAGAAACACGTCGGCCGGGGAATCATGGTCGAAGCGTCAAAGAAGCTGGCCCCGTGGCGGAAACAAGTCGCTTCCGTCGTGGGGTCGGCCTACACGGGCGAACTAGTGGAAGGCCCCGTAGAGGGAAGTCTCATGTTCGTCATGCCAAGACCTAAGTACTTGGCTAAGAAAGCCACTCCCCTGCATATCAAGCGTCCGGACGTGGACAAGTTGACCCGCGCTGTTCTGGACGGGATCACCGGCGTCTACCTCAAGGACGACTCTCAGGCATACAAGCTGCTCGTCGAGAAGCGGACTGCCGAGCTTGATGAGGAACCGGGGGTGCACATCGACCTTAAGGAAACCATCTAAGTGAAGTACTACGGCGGGCGAGATCCGCACGCGGTGACTGAGGAGTTGCCGGCCGATTTGGACTACGAGCACCTAAAGGTGCTGTGGGATGCGCGGGAGCAGCAACGCTACGCGGTCGCTGACTGGATGCAGCAGGCGACAGCTCTTCCCACCGAAGTGCACATGGATGAGGACGTGGCTGAGAAGCTGCGCCGTGTCGCTACGCGGGAGAAGCTGCGGCCCGATGCGGCCGAGCTGGCAGACCAGATACCCGATGTTGTTGGTTGGCTCCGTGCCCGGATGACGATGCGCGGCCAGGCCAGTGACGATGAAGTGACCAGCCACGCTAAGCCCGGTTCTAAGCCTCCGTTCCGGTTGGCGTACATGAGTGCTGCGGATCGTGAGGTTGCGGCGCTCGCTTACTGGTGTGCGCATTACGGCATCTATCCGAGTTCGCCGATGTGGCGGGTTGACGGTCAGGTTGCTGGGGTGTTTCCGGATCATCTGGATTGCGTGTCTGAGATGGCTAAGTCCCTTAGTGAGGCGATTAGGGGTCGGCCGCTTGCTGAGGGGATCTATACCGATCCCGAGTTCGGGTTGTGGGCGGTGCGGTCGTCGCATTATGCGGTGTGGCCTGAGCTGGCAACCATTTTTGAGCCGGAGCTTGTGGCTAAGGCCCTTCCGGAGACTCAGGAGTCATTGTTTTGAAACTGCGTGTTGAGTATGAAATTCCGGAGGATCAGCACGAGCGGGTGCGGTTGCAGGCGAAGCTTTCGGAGCTGGATTCGTTGCTGTCGTGGGTGGAGCCGTGGAAGCGGACTGTCAGCCTGATTGACGATGATCCGCTACCGGCGTGTGCGACTGAGAAGAAGTCGAGATACCAGCCGGTGTGCGGTAGCTGTCGTGAGCCGATCCAGGCGACCGAATGGTGGGGCTATCACCAACGCCTGTCCTCATACGTGCATCTCAACGCCCCCTGCTGGCACAACCTGTACGGGGAGGACGTCAGCGGCCACACGATGATGCTCGGTTCGGGGGGTGTGCCCGCGTGACCTTTCTAGTTGCTATGCGGGGGCTTCCCGCGTCAGGCAAGACCACCCGTGCCCGCGAGATCGCTAAGGAAACCGGGGCTGTCGTTGTCGGCCGCGACTTCGAGCGCTTCCAGATGTTCGGGGAATGGTGGACCGGTAAGAACGAGCATGAGAATGCCGTGACGGTTGCGCTTAACGCTAAGGTTCGGGCCTTGCTTAAGGACGATCAATCCGTGATCGTTGATAACACCCACGTTCAGCTTCGCCTCCTCAAAGCCTGGGCCAAGATTGCGTCCGAATGTGGGGCAACTTTCCACGTCGAGGACGTGAAGACGCCGGTCGAAACCTGCCTGTTCCGCGACATGCAGCGCCAAGCCAACGGTGAGCGCTGGGTCGGCGAGGACGTCATTAACCGAATGGCTAAGCAAATCAACTGGGGGCAGGTTAAGCCCGTCCCGCCGATCGTGGTCAAGCCGCTCGAACCGTGGGAAACGCAATGGGATGCACCAGCCGCGATCATCGTCGACATTGACGGCACCCTGGCCCACATGCGGGAAGTCAACGGCACTGTTCGTAGCCCGTATGACTACAGCCGCGTTCACGAAGATGCCGTAGACCCCGCTATCCGCCAGATGGTCATTGACTATGACGCGATGGACGGAGACGTGATCGTCTGCTCTGGCCGAGACGATGACTGCCGGGACGTCACCGAAGCATGGCTGTGCGCCCACGGCGTGCCGTTCGATGAGCTGCTGATGCGGCCGAAGGATGCACGGGACGCTAACGGCAACAAGCTCCCGGACTGGATCGTTAAGTACAACCTGTTCAACGAACACATTCGCGGCCAATACGACGTGGAATATGTGCTCGATGACCGCAATCAGGTTGTGGACATGTGGCGGGCGCTCGGGCTTAAGTGCCTCCAAGTGCAGCCGGGAGACTTCTGATGGCAGACGAACCGAACGTTATCGAACTCAAGTCGCCTAGCGAGAAGGTCATCACCCTTGTGCATCCCTTCCCGCCTGGTATGGCGGCGCAAGTCCTTGAAGAACTCAAGATCATGCGCGGCGGGTTCGACGAAATGATTGGCGACCTCCAAAAGCGTGTCGATCAGATGCGCGCGGCGGGCCTTGTGGAGCCTGCCCCGGTCGCTTACCTCGATGATTACCGGGCACGTAAGGCCGCTAAGGCGAGTGCTCTTGAACCTAAGGATATTGGTTGATTCTCGACGACCCTAAGAACAACAACTATGCCGTGACTGTTGTGCGTGTCCCGGCTACCTATGATCTGGACGGCTTGGACAACCTGGTGGGTGTCAAGGTGTTCAATTCGCAGATCCTCACTCAGCGTGACGGTGTGGAGCCGGGTGAGTTGCGCCTGTACTTCCCGGCCGAGGTTCAGATTTCGGCCGAGTATGCCGAGTACAACAGCCTGTACAGCAGCGGCGCGGGCCTTAACCGTGACCCGGAAGCGAAGGGCTACTTGGCTAAGAACCGACGCGTGCGGGCTATCAAGCTTCGCGGTCACCGTTCGGACGCACTCCTGATGCCGCTCGATTCGCTCAAGTGCTTCACTGGCCGCTACGACTACCTGCAAGAGGGCGACACGTTCGACGTGATCGAGGGCCACGAGGTTGTCCGCAAGTTCGAGCTACCCCGCAACGAACCGAAGGCCGGCGCAACTAAGCTCGCTAAGGTTCTTAAGCGGGTAGACAAGGCTCTGTTCCCTGAGCACCTGTCGACCGACAACTTTTTCCGCAACTCGCACCTGCTCGACGCGAAGCGTGAGGTTGTCATCACCCAGAAGTTGCACGGCACGAGCATCCGCGTCGGCCGTGTCCCGGTGCGCCGCGAGAAGGGCCGCTGGGAACGTTTCCTCAACCGCCTGGGCGCTGCCACCCCGGACTTTGCTCACGAGCCGGTATTCGGCTCCCGCAAGGTCATCAAGGAGGCCGACAACAGCCGCCAGAACCACTACTACGGTTCGGACATTTGGACCCGTAAGGGTGCTGAGATTGTCGCGGACATTCCGGACGGCTTCATTGTTTACGGCGAGCTGGTCGGTTGGACCGAGGACGGTTCTCCGTTGCAGAAGGGCTACACCTACGACGTGCCTAAGGGCCAGTCGGAGCTGTACGTGTATCGGGTTGCACGTATCGACGTGAACCGGACGCTCACGGATCTGCCTTGGGACGGTGTTAAGCAGTTCTGCAAGGAACGCGGCTGGAAGCATGTTCCGGAGATTGATCGGATCATTCCGGACTTCTGGGAAGCTTTGGTCGGCGAGACGATGGTCGAGTTTGTTGAGGACATGATGGACCGCCGCTACACCGAGGCTTACCACAGCCCCATCGACAAGCCGGTCGCGCTGTCGGACCCCAAGACTGTCGATGAAGGCGTATGCATCCGTCAGGACGCAATCGCCCCGCTCATCCTCAAGGCTAAGGCCCCGAAGTTCTTGCAGCACGAAACCAAGCAGCTCGATAAGGGCGAAGTCGACTTGGAGAGCGCGGCCTAGTGCAGAACGGGCAATCGCAGTGTTACGTGGCGTTCCCCGGCCACCAATTTGACGTGGGATCGTTGCGCCTCGCATACGACCAGCTCATTGGCATGGGAGTTCCACGTACCCGAAAGCTGACAATCGAATCCGTGCCCAAGGTGGGCGACGAGAAGTGCGACGGGATCGCATTTGTGGAGGTAGTTCCGTGACCGTACATCTTTGGGCGCAAAGCCTCGACGACAAAGAGCTACACCCCGTCCACCCATTCCAGTTCCCTGGCGGCGAATGGCACATCCAACTCGCATTCGACGACCCCAAGCGGTCCTACCAGTGGATCGCAGTCGTCTACGGGGCCAGCGCCGAAGACCTCGTGAAGGCAAGCCTGCTGGCCGACATTGCGTTGGAACGCGAGGAGCACTCCGTACTGCTCATCCCCTACCTGCCTGCGGCACGGGCAGACCGGGGAGTCCCGCTGGGATTGAGTGTGTACGGCGGGATCATTAACGTTGCCTGCTTCGGTGACGTCGTCACCCTGGACGCGCACAACCCGGAAGCTGCCTACCGGGAAGTCAACGGGCTGGTGAATCTGTCGGCTACCCCGCTGGTCACCGCGACCGTCCAGTACCAGGACACGTTCACCGGGGTCATCGCACCCGACAAGGGGGCCGCGGATCGGGCAGGAGACGTAGCCCGCGCGCTCGGCGTCGAGCTGGTCGTTGCAGACAAGGCCCGCGACTTCGACACCGGACGGATCACTGGTCTTAGCTGCCCGAAAGTCGACCCTAAGGGCAACTACCTGGTGGTCGATGACATTTGTGACGGCGGCGGCACCTTCATGGGACTGGCCGAAGCGACCGGCCTGCCGCAAGATCGACTGTCCCTGTGGGTCACGCACGGCATCTTCTCGGGTAACGCGGCCAACCTGCTCAAGCACTACTACAAGGCTGTTTACACCACCGACTCTCACCCCGGTTCGGGGCAGCTCGGCATGTGGACGGTCAAAACCCCCACGTGGGCATACATGTTCAGAAAGGTCCAAGCATGACCAAGTTCGCACCCATCGCTGCACTGATGCAGACCGATGCTTACAAGCTTGACCACCGCAACCAGTACCAGTTGGCCGGCCGCGTTAGCCGTGTCTACTCGAACTACACCAACCGTAAGAGCCGCATCGACGGGGTCGACCACGTTGTGCACTTCGGGTTGCAGGCGTTCATCCAGAAGAACCTTGTGGAAGCGTTCGAGCCGTTCTTCGCGGCCGACGAGGATCTGGTGTGCGACCTGTACGAGGAGCGGGTTACGCAGATCCTTGGCCCGAACACGATTGGTTCGGATCACATTCGGGCCTTGCACCGTAAGGGCTACCTGCCGCTTCGGTTCTCTGCTCTGCCGGAAGGTACGCCGGTTCCGATCCGGGTTCCGTCGTTCGTCGTGGAGAACACCGAGGACGAGTTCTTTTGGCTGACCAACTATGTGGAGACGGCGCTTAGCGCTGGCGTGTGGCAGGCGTCTACGTCTGCGACGATTGCCCGCGAGTACCGGAAGATCCTCGACCAGGCCGCCGAGGCTACCGGTGGTGTCCGTGAGGCTGTCGACTTCCAGTGCCACGACTTCTCTTACCGGGGCATGTCGTCTCAGGAGTCGGCGCAGCTTAGCGGCGCTGCCCACCTGCTGTCGTTCAGCGGCACCGATTCGCTGGTGGCCTTGGACTGGATTGACCGCTACTACGGCGGCGAGTACGTCGCGGGATCAGTTCCAGCCACCGAACACTCGGTGATGTGCACCGGCATTGAAGCCGTGGGCGAACAGGAGTTGTTCTCTAAGCTGCTGGACCTGTACCCGACTGGCATCTTCTCGGTGGTGTCTGACACGTTCGACCTGTGGACGGTCCTGACCGAGTACCTGCCAGCACTTAAGGACAAGATCCTGGCGCGCGACGGCAAGCTGGTGATCCGCCCGGACTCTGGCGACCCGGAGAAGATCATTTGCGGAGACCCGGACGCCGAGACGGGGACCGCCGAATGGTTTGGTGTCGTCCGGCTGCTTCGGATGGCGTTTGGTTGCACCTGGAATGAGGCTGGCTTCCGCGAGTTGAACTCGCATGTAGGGGTCATCTACGGCGACTCCATCACCCTCGAACGCGCTAAGAGCATCACCGCGCGACTCGAATCTATGGGCTACGCATCCACCAACGTCGTGTTTGGTGTCGGCTCATACACCTACCAGCACAACACCCGCGACACGTTCGGCTCCGCGATGAAAGCCACATGGGCTGAGGTCGACGGTAAGGGCGTCAACCTGCTTAAGGACCCCATCACTGATGACGGCACGAAGAAGTCGGCTACGGGACGTCTGGCAGTCGTTAACAGCGAGTACGGCGGAGACCTCAAGCTCATCGAACGGGCAACCCCCGAAGCTGAGCAGTGGAGCCTCCTCAAGCCCATCTGGGAAAACGGACAGTTCGTACAGCGAGTTACCTTCGCCGATGTACGGGCAACCCTGGCTAACGCGGGGGCTTGAGTTGGCTGACGGTAGCTGGTGGGCCTTGGAGAATCCGGGCCGATACAGGATCGAATCACTCAAGTGCGACGTTGAGGTCGACTGGCCTGCGTACTCATTCGGCTCTCTCGAATCGCCACGGCCCCGGAAGTATCTGACACTAATCGAACTGACTAACGGCCGAACCACCACGGTGCTCAAGGCGTACACCGACCCGGACACGGACGAGAGCATTGTGGCGGCTTACGGCAAGGGCCAGCTTAAGGAGCTAAGCGTCTACCTCGATGAGAAGCCCGACGCTTTCTCGTGGCGGAAGATCCACTAGTTGGGTTACGGAGCTGCCGCACAATACCCCGGCGACACCCGCGTCTGGGTATGGGACTACACAGGCCCCAAGGGACAACGGGGCCATTGGGAGGACAAAACTGAACACTCGGAAACTAGCTCTCGACAACCTCATAATGCTGGGGGTAGCAGGCTCCCAGCTCTACGGGACACAGCTTGACGACGGCGACAATGACCAAATGGGGGTGTGCATCGAGCCTCCAAGTCACGTCATCGGGCTAAGCCAATTCGAGCAATGGCAGTACCACAGTGCAGGCAACGGCGTCAGGTCCGGAAGTGAAGACCTCGACGTCACCGTGTACTCGCTACGGAAGTGGACCCGGCTAGCAGAACAGGGCAACCCGACTGTCCTGCTGCTCGGGTTCACCCCCGATGAACTGGTCCTTGAGGACTCGTTCTGGGGTGCGCAACTCCGCTCCAATATGGACATGTTCATGTCCCGGCAGGCCGGATCGCGGTTCCTCGGCTACCTCGACTCCCAGCGCAAGCAGATGCTAGGGCTTACCGGCCGTAAGCATTCCAACCGCCCGGAGCTGGTTGAGCAGTACGGCTACGACACCAAGTTTGCCTACCACGCCGTCAGGCTCGGTATGCAGGGTGTGGAGTACCTGACCACCGGGCACATGGAACTGCCCATGAAGCAGGACTACCGGGACTACCTCATCGACATTCGGCAAGGCCGGGAGTCGAAAGAAGACGTGGTGACGGTCATCAACCTGTACATCGACCTACTGCGCAAGCTCAAGCATTCGCCGGATCTGCCGCCACGCGCTAACCGGGTGGAGATCGACGCCTGGCTTGAGGTCATGCACGAAACGTTCTGGACGTCGCAGGGGCGGACACTCGCCAATGTGGCTTGACGAGGATTCGGCGGTCAAGTACGTGGGCAGGTCCCGTAGGACTCTGCGCTGGTGGTATCAGATGGGCATTGTTCAGCGCCGCAAGCATCGGGAACGCTGGCAGTACGACTCGCTCACTCTGGATGCTGCTAAGGCCCGTCAGGAACACAACTACGAGTTTCGGCCGATCAAGCCGGGGCTTGGTGGTGCTCCGAACATGATGGGTGGAAGGCGAAAGCCTGAGGGTATGGACCCCTTGTTTTAAGCGTGGTCGATGCCATGCGGTGAGTAATCTTTATGGTGTGAATGGTTGATGAACCGTTTGCGCTATTCCCGTATAGCTTAATTGGCAGAGCGTCCGGTTGTTACCCGGATGGTCCAGGTTCGATTCCTGGTGCGGGAGCTTAGAGTAGATTGTTTCGGCTCCGTTTCGTAGAACACTCAGACGTCAATCCAAACGGGCAGCACTCGAAATCACTTACCCATGTGGGTGTCACTGGTTCATTGTTCGGGTGATCTGGGGCGATAGTTTAGTGGTAGAACGGCGGTCTCCAAAGCCGCTCGCCGGGGTTCGATTCCTCGTCGCCTCGCCGCGCTTGGCTGTGCGCGTAAACAGTCCGCCGCTGCCGACCGGCGTAAAACGGTACGGCTTCCGCCTTAGAAACCGAATTGGCTAGGTGCCTGACTTCCAATCAGGATTTTGCGGGTTCAAGTCCCGTCTAAGGCTCAATGGGACGCCAGAGATAAACGCTGGTGCGGTAGAAGCTGACCCGATTCAGAAACCCGCCGATTCCCGATCACCGATGGCTGCCGGTATATGCAGTTTCTAACTCTCCGTAGCTCAGTTGGTCTTAGAGCAGGGCACTCTTAATGCTCGGGTCGCAGGTTCGAGTCCTGCCGGGGAGACGTAGTGGGAGACGGGGGTTCGATTCCCTCCATGCGCGCTGTAGCTTAATGGTAGAGCACCCACGCTTTGCAAATATGTTCCGGATGGCCCGCTCAAGGGATACGGCGCATAGAGCTAAGAGGTTGTAAGCCCGTAAAGCCCAACCCTTAGTCTCCGCAGGTTCGCCACCGAACTACCTGCGTTATCAAAACCCACGTGAATTGAGGCCGAAGGGCCGGTGGGCCTTAGTTGGAAGGGTGGACCCAGGGCTTGTGGCGGAATTGGCAGACGCGCCGGATTCAAAATCCGGTACTCATTGAGTGTGTGGGTTCGAGTCCCACTAAGCCCACATGGAAAACACTGACATTCACAACCGGTTCGCCTTCCACCCGGCCACCACGGCTGAAAAGAAGGGTGCCCACGGCAGTATCCGAGAGGCAATGCTGTCGACCGCGCTCTACGTGAACAACAACGTTCCGGACGGCCGCGAAAAGTCTCTGGCTATCACCGCCCTGGAAGAGGCTATGTTCTGGGCCAACGCTGCCATCGCACGAGCAGTGTAGTGGCAATCGTCCTGGGGGTCGGTGACGTCGACAAGATCACCGATCCCGGCCACCTAGAAGCGCTCAGACGCCTCGAAATGATCGCCGCCTACACAGTGGACGACCACGAGATGGTCGACCTGAACGCTATGGCACTTAGCGGTGCGTGGGCCACTCCCGCGTACCAACCATCCGAAATTGGCTCCAAGGCTGGAAAGAAGCTTCGGGTCATGTATTCCAAGAAGTAGGAGAATCCTTTGGGTTTCCGTGATCTGTTTACTCCCCGTACTAAGCGTCAGAAGAAGGCTAAGGGTAAGGGTGAGCAGTTGGGCCGCGCGATCGGCGAACTGACTGTGAGTGCGCAGGGCTTTACCGAGTCCGTCATCACTCCCCGCGTGGGTGGCAAGCTCCCCATGTCGAACGGCTCCCCGTTGGAGTCTCGTGGCCCGGTTCGGCCGGCTCCTAAGCCCCGTAGCTACGAAAGCCCCAGCTACTCGGGCTACGACCATTCGCCCGCGATCGCTGCTGCTGCGGTGTCGTCTAGCTACTCGTCGCCTTCGTACAGTTCGTCGTGTGATTCCAGCTCGTCTAGCTCGTTCTCGTCTGACTGTGGCGGCGGCGGATTCTGATGCTTGAGGCCATCATTGCGGGCTTCTTCACCACCCTACTAGTGGGGGTATTCGTCGGATTCGTCTACTGGATGCTCAGTCCGCCGTCCTGGGTCGGCGGTGGCGGCACCTACAAGGGGGGGTTTGATCTGAGTTCGCCGCAAGGCGTCGCCCTGCTGGTGGCCGCGACATGATAACCACCGTCCTTAGCGGGATCGGCGCTATCGCGCTCCTGTATGTGCTCGGCTACATACTCGTCGGGGCCTGGTGCCTTTGGAGCCTAGGCCGATGATCTAACGGGTTTGGTCACGTTCCCTCATCTAAACGTGGCTCTACTAGGTGATGCCCCAATGGCGGGGCAGCGGGCTGTAACCCCGTGGCGTTTTACGCAGGCAGGTTCGATCCCTGTCACCTAGACGTTTCACCTTCTTCTACGGGAGACCAACCTAACTCTGCTCCGTCAGGGGGAAGGTGACCTACCACGCGCCACGGCCCATCAAACACTGGTGGTCCGTGGCGCTCTTTTTGTCTAAGAGAGGCTAAGCCATTCAAGGCGAACAGCTTGTAGACGGGCGCTGTGTGCGTTCGGAGCTTCTACCCGATCACTGCTGGTGTAAGCATCACCGAAACCTAGAGGAAGTGCAGGTAACAATCCTTGACTGAAACAGCCTACGAGCGCAGCGAGGTTATCGCCGAGGTTGGCGAGTACGACTGGTCATGGTCGGTCACTACCGCATTCTTTGACCCGGTACACAATGCTTACCGTGTCGGCTCCGATAGTGGGTGTTCCTGCTATGGGGAGTGGGAAGACGGTATCGAGAGCCTTGAGCCGGTCGGTGCTGCTGAGGCTATGCGCCGTTTCCGTAAGGAGGCCAACGACCCCGGCCACTACGGTGTCAAGTCTGAGGACATTGAGGCTGAGGTTAAGAAGATCCGGGAACACGCTAAGAAGGTTGGTGCGCGTCCGTGAAGCCTGTAACACCCAAGGTTCAGCTCGTCGGTCTCACCGAGGCGTTCATTCCGGAAATCATGGACACGGACGACGGCGAGGTTGCGCACTTCCATCCGCAGCATTTGATGGAGTTTGCGGGCCGAAACTGCTACCAGTCATTCCACAAGCCTAACGAGGCCACCCGGTCTAACTGGGACTACATCACGAACATTCTCAAGCAGAAACACTACTCCGTGCTTGAGCATGCTTCGGTGTCGTTCTATCTGGCTGGTGTGTCTCGGAACTTCACGCACGAGCTGGTGCGTCACCGGCACATGTCATTCTCGGAGCTGTCGGGCCGCTACGTCGATCCGGTCAAGGCTGGGCTTGGGTACGTGATCCCCCCGGCCACCCAGCTCGACGAGTGGGAGAGGCCGACTCTCGACTACACGTTTGAGTCAGCCGAAGACGGCTACAAGGATGAGCTGGAAGTCCAGGAAGCTAACGGGGTTAAGGGTAAGAAGGCCCGCGAAGCTGCCCGCGCACACTTCCCCGGTTCCCTCGAAACCCGCATCGTTGTGACCGCCAATATCCGCTCCTGGATGGAGTTCGTGTCTAAGCGTGACCATCCGGCCGCTGACGCCGAGATGCAGCAGGTCGCCGCAACCATCTACGGACAGCTCAAGTTGTACTTCCCTGCTGTGTTTGAGCAGCGCGAGTTGTGGGACGACCAGTGGGCGCAGGAGGCACCTAAGCGTGGCTGAGCTGACCAACTGGCTAGGCCAGTACTTCTACCCCGGCGTAGCTGTCTGTCGCGGCGCACGGGATGGTAATACGTCCACCTTCAAGATCGGTGTGGTGCAGAAGGTTACCGGCACCAAAGTGTCCGTCAAGTGGATGTTTGAGCCGAACTACGCCTACAAGATCCGCGAGGGCGAGCCGGTCTACCAGTCCGTGAAGTCGACAGGCGCTAGCGAAGTGGACACGCTGTTCACGCTCGATGATGGCTCGATCGCCCATCCCGAAATCACCAAGGCTCTTGATGCCGAGATTGCGAGGGTTCTCAGTAAGTGACGTTCGATGCCATTAACTGGAACGAGATTCCCGACGAGACAGACCTAATCGTCTGGAACAAACTGGTCGAACAGTTTTGGGTACCTGAGCGAATCCCGATCAGTAACGATCAGCAGTCGTGGGCGCTACTCACCGAGCAAGAGCAGCTACTCACCATGCGGGTGTTCACCGGCCTAACTCTGCTGGACACCATTCAGGGCACTGTCGGCGCGGTCTCGATGATCCCGGACGCGCGCACCCAGCATGAGGAAGCGGTGTACACAAACATCGCGTTCATGGAGTCGGTGCACGCTAAGAGCTATTCGCAGATCTTCTCCACGTTGTGCTCTAGCCGCGAGATCGCGGACGCGTTCCGCTGGTCACGGGAAAACGAGTACTTGCAGCGTAAGGCCGAGATCGTTTTGGGCTACTACGACGGTAACGACCCGCTTAAAAAGAAGATCGCTTCCACTCTGTTGGAATCGTTCCTTTTCTACTCGGGCTTCTTTTGGCCGCTGTATCTGTCCGCCCGCTCTAAGCTTAGTAACACCGCTGATGTTATCCGCCTGATTATTCGTGATGAGGCTGTGCACGGCTACTACATCGGGCTTAAGTTCCAGCAGGTCTACAACGAGGCTTCCCCGGAACGTCAGGCCGAGTTGCACGAGTTCACGTTCGAGTTGCTTTACGACCTGTTCGAGAACGAATCCAAGTACACCCACCACCTGTATGACGAGGTTGGGTTGGCCGAAGAGGTCAAGGTCTTTCTTAAGTACAACGCTAACAAGGCGTTGATGAACTTGGGGTTTGATGCGATGTTCCCCAAGGACGATACCCAGGTTGATCCGGCGATTATGTCGGCACTGTCCCCTAGTAGTGGGGAAAACCATGACTTCTTTAGTGGTGCGGGTTCGTCTTACCTCATCGCTAAGTCCGAGATCACTGTTGATGAGGACTGGTCGTTCTAGCTAGGAGTCATATGGGTAATACAACGTTGCTGTCGCAGCCTGGTTGCGGTTCGTGCGTATTCGTTAAGCGGGCGTTCAGTGAAAAGAATGTGCCGCTTGAGGTCGTGAACATTCGTGTTGATGCGGAGGCGTTCGGCTGGATGCAGGAGCGTGAGCTTAAGAGCACTCCGGTCCTTATCTATGAGGATGGAACGTTCACGCAGAACACTGAGGAGATGTACCAGTACGCGGAAGCTAATAAGCAGTGACCGCGTGCGTTGTCGGCCAAAAGCTCGATGACGACGACAAGGCCGCACTCCCCGAACTGTTGACGCGGTACAAGCGCAACTTCCTACATGCCACCCTCGTGCAGGCCAACAACGGCGTCCAACCCTTTGGGCTTACCGCTTTCAAGGACCATTTGAACGGAAGGTGCGTGTGCTATGGGCGTATTGGCAGCGCTGCTTAGTCAACCGACGGCCGCAGATCCGCCACCCGTGCGGGAAACGATTACCACGGTTGAAGAGGCCGGGAACTATTCCCGAACCTTTATCGACCACGAGCCTCCCGAAACACGGGAAGAGCTGTATCGAATGTTGGAGGTTCCCCGTGGGTATTCCATTGTGGGTGACATCACTTATCGCAACCGTGAGCTTGTTAACGGCAGCACTGTATCCGCCTACAACTACAAGCTCCGCGAGCTACCCCAACCCCTGGACTTCGACGGCCTTGCCGAACGGGTCCTAAAGTCCCCGCCCGCTAACCCAATCAATCAGCCGGGTCCATACTGGTTTGTCTTCCAGGCCGGTGACTTGCAGCTCGGGAAGATTGCCCGCGACGGGTCTACTGAGCAGATCGTGGAAACGTACATGCAGTCCGTTCGGGCTGCTGTGGTCGAGTATGAGAGCTTGGCCGACGAGTTCGGCGTTTCTGGCGTCCAGTTGTCCTTCCCTGGCGATTGCATGGAAGGTGTGGTGTCCCAGGGTGGGCGGAACATTTGGCTCACTCAGGAGACGATCACGGAGCAAACGCGGATCTTCCGGCGTCTGCTGCTGTGGACGGTCGACCAGTTCGCTCCGATCGCTAACCACGTGTACGTCGATGTGGTCAACGGCAACCACGATGAAGCTAACCGGCAGGTGAACACTAAGCCTGGCGATGGTTGGGCTACCGAGTGCGCTATCGCCTTGTCGGATGCGATGGCCCTTAACCCTGGCGCTTACGGGCATGTTGAGGTCCGGGTGCCGGATTCCTGGTGCGGGCATATGACTGTGCCGGTCGGGGATTCTCTGGTCACGGTGGCTCACGGTCACCAGTGGCGGCGCGGTAAGGGTATGGGTTGGTGGGCTGAGCAAGCCCTTAACTTGCAGTCCCCGACTACTTCGGGTGTTTTGCAGCACGGACATATTCACACCTACGAGATCGAGACTACGCGCGACCGCACTCGGATCTCGTCCCCCACATTCGACACCGGCTCCGATTGGTTTAGGGAGATTCACGGTGGCGATTCTAAGTTGGGCGGTTTGGTGTACCTGTTGCGGTCTAACGAAATTTCGAGAGTGAGTTTGGTATGAGTAGGAACGTTCGTAAGCCTGTAGTTGCCGATGAACCGCTTATCGCTAAGATCATCGCGGGGATTCTTGTTGGCCTGTTCGTTATCGCCCTAGTGGTTGGCGCGTTTGCGCTTCAAGTGTGGCTTATCATGCTGATTGTTGGCGCTCTCGGCTACGCTGTCGGGTTCTTCAAGGTCGCGTTGATTATGCTGCTGGTCAATTTCGCCCTGTCGGCTCTGGGTACTGTGGGACGCCATTGAGGTATCGCAAGAAGCCTGTAGAGATTGATGCGCAACAGTGGCTTGGCTTCACATTCCTGCTAATGAAGTGCTTCACGGGTGATGACAAATTCCGTGCGCCTACCAAGCAGGAAGCGTTAGACGATCCCGAGGTTACCGCCTACGTCTACGACGAGCTGCACCACACGTGGGTTGGTGTTCTTACTGGGGATTACATCATTCGCGGCATCCAGGGCGAGTTTTATCCATGCAACCCGGACGTCTTCGAGCAGACTTACGAGGTGGCTCCGTGAGGATCATTCTGTGTCGCGGCATCGGCGAACCTGCCAGCTCCCCCATGCTGCGAACCGTCATCGCGGAGATACGGAAGCTCGGTTACAGCCCTGAGGTTGTCAACCTGCCGTGGAAGGCCCAGTACGGGCCGGTACCTGACCCGCTGGGGGATGACTTCCACGATGCGTTAGCTCACGGTAAGGAGCTGCTGCGCCGTGAGCTGGACTTGGGGCCGGCTGTGGTCCTCGGCTACTCCGGGGGTGCCCAGTTAGCAGGCGACTTCGTCGTTGACGTCGGCCACCACAACCTGCGTGCGCTCGGCCTGGTTGCAGATCCGGGACAGCCTAAGGGCGCTACTGGGAACTATGGCCGGTGGGGTATCACTGGGGCGCGTATCCCGTTCGGCACACCTACCGCGTGGATCGCAGACCCCAACGATGGCATCCCCTTGTGTCCCGCTAACTCCCCGCTTAGGACGCTTGCAGACCAGTCGGAGAAGTTCAGCTTGATTGATCCGGTCGCTTGGGGATTTGAGTTGTGGCTCAAGCTTGTGCGCGGCGACTTCCAGAAGGTTGATGCCTTCAAACAGTTCACTGAGGGTGAATGGTGGGAAGCTGCCGACTTGCTGCACGGTTACGTGTTTGGCCGGGACCACACAAGCTACGGGAAGCGTATTGATCCGCGCACCGGTAACACGTACTCGCGCGATCTGGCTGAGTGGGTGGTGAAGTTCCTGTGAGGTTCACTATTCGCCTGTTTGGGCGTGAGTTGTTGTCGTTCTCGTTTAGCGAAACGGACGCTTCCGAAGAGGTTGCGTCTCTGGTTTCGGATACGACTCCTTCGTTTGGGTTTGTGTACAGCGATATGGAGGACAATGGGAAGGCACTCTAAGCCGGTAGAAGTCGATGATCGCGGCCACCCACGCCTCAATCGTGTCAACCTTGAGGTTCTTGGGGACCGACAATCCGGTAAGACCGAAACCATCCTTAGGGCACTGTTCTATGACTTGGTAGTTGAGGATAAGCAAGTCTTGTATCTGTGCCGCAATCAGTTGCAGGCCCAGGAAGTGTTCCACCGGTTCGATTCCATGCTTCCACGCACTAAGTTCATCCGGCGTAGAAGCTTAGGCACCTTGGATATGCGCGCGGAATGCGGCAGGGGACGCATCTGCTTCCGGTCTATCAATGGCAGCGGCCACAGGGGCGTGTCGGTTGACACTGTTGTGCTCGACGACTGCGGACCCATCCCGGACGACGACTGGTGCTCACTGTTCATGTCAACCATCCAGTCCGATGAACCGAGAATGATCGTTATATCGACAGGGGGTGCGCCGCAATGAGGCTAATACTGGGCACATATCGAAAACGGGCCTACATCGAGCGTGCGCTAGCGTCCATCGACAAGCACCTTAAGGGTGTCACGGATATTGCTTTCGTGGACGACTCCGGGGATGCGGAGCATTCCGAGTGGTTGCGCCAGTACGGGCATGTGGTCGAGACCGGCGCTAAGGGATACAACGCGGCCATGAACGCTGTGTGTGAGACTGCTCAGGGCCAAGAGTTCATGTTCTGGGAAGAGGACTTCACCATGCTTGAGCCGGTGAACCTCACCCACATGTCGGAGATCCTGTTTCACCGCCCCTACCTCGCTCAGATCGCGCTACTTCGCGGGCCTTGGTTCGACGTAGAGCACCAGCACGGGGGCCTACTTGAGGCTCTGGTGGCCCAAGGCCGAAAGGTCGAGCTGGTCGATGGTGTGCACGAGCAGACCGCAACGTTTACCTGCAACCCGTCGGTGTGGCGCGGGAGCGTGGCGGCAGCCGGTTGGCCTGCTGGCCGCTGGTCGGAGGAAAGGAAACGCGATGAGCTGCTAAGGCAGGGTTATCGGTTCGGGTTTATGGAAGGGGTGAAGGTTGACCATGACGGAGAACGCACCGGCCACGACTACTAACTACTTTGGGCAGGTAATCGGGCCGGGGACCATTGTTGCTGTCAATGTGTTGCAGCATCGGACCACTACGCTTCGGCTTGGGGTGGTTGCGTCTATCGGCAAGTCTGGTAAGACGGCTCACGTCCATTGGGTGTTCAGTCGCCGAGGGGCTAATGGTAGGTCTGAGTGGTCTCGCACCGAGAAGAGCAATGTTCCAATCGTTAAGCTCATCCGGCCGGACCTTTCGGGCATTGACCCCGAGATTGCGTATGCCATCGCTAGTAAGCATCAGGAGTTGATGCACACGGGGGATGCTGATGACGCTTGAGGTTTGCATCCCCTGGCGGGCGACACCCGAACGTAAACCGGCATTCGCGCGGGTAACCGACTTCTGGCTACACCACGACTTCGACCTGATTACCGGCGACAGTGATCGTAGGTCTAAAGCGTTCTCGATCACCCAAGCCCGAAACAAGGCTGTGAACGCCTCTAAGGGCGATGTGGTGGTACTTGCTGACGCGGACACCATCGTGGACATTGCGGCCGTCAGGGAAGCAATCAGCACGGTTAAACCGGGGGAAGTGATCTACCCGTTCGCTACTTACCGGCATATCCCGGCCGATACCGTCTCGATCAGCGATCTGCACGCAGCTAAGCCCGACCAGGAATACCGCAACAGTGTTGGTGGGATCATGGTCACCCTTAAGGACACCTACTGGGAGCTTGGGGGCATGGATGAACGATTCGAGCCTAGGTGGGGTTACGAGGATTCGGCATTCAAGCTCGTAGCGGAAACGTTGGGAACTGTTCGACGTCTCCCCGGAACGATCTACTCGTTCAACCATCCGGCCGACCGTGACCTTAGCTACGACAATCCGAACCGTCACCGGTTCGACCTGTATCGGGCATGCGCGGGTAAGCCGAATCTGATGCGAGAGCTGGTCAAGCGTTGAACCTGAGCCTTTGCGTACTTACGGTTCCTAGCCGGGAGGAGCAGGCCCGCCGTCTCGCCGAAGAGCTGGGGGCGTCACTGCACATCGACCACTACGGCAGTCCGACTAAGGCTCACGCTAACGCTTGGTATGAGGCCCTAGCTGATGCCCGGTGCAAGTCCGCGCACTACACCGAAGACTGGGTGGGGGTTATCGAGGATGACGCGATACTTGCTGACGGGGCTACTAGGGATGACCTGATGCACATGCTGCGGAAGGCCCCTGCCGATATTGTGTCCGGCTACCTAGGTCGAGCTAAGCCGGCCGATACCCAACCCCACATCGAGCAGGCCCTTAAGCATGACCCGCACTACGTCATCACCTACCGATTGTTGCACCATGTGGCGGTATTCATGCGGGCTAAGCATGTCGCTAAGGCTGCTGCCTACTTGCGTGAACACCCCAAGTTCCCGTGCGATGAGGCGCTAGGGATCTGGGCGCAGACAGCGGGCGAACCTGTTGCTTACAGTGTGCCGTCTCAGTTCGATCACATGGACTCCGAGCCTGTGATCTTAGGTAGGCCCGTAACCACCGGTGACCCGGCAGAACCGCGGATCGCATGGGTGCTTGGTGACCGGGACGATTGGGACGGTAAGCGGATACAGCTACTCGACCAGCCCACACGTAACCGGTACGGGAGACGGTACGGGCAGCGTCCAGCACAGCCCGCATGACGGCAAGGCTGCGGGTAGCGAACACACCGGCCGGGGCATCCACCGGGGCAGGTTCGTACCAGGGGGCGTAATGCTCCCGCTCCGCACGCTCCCAGTACTCGGCTACGGCCAGATCCTCGGCACGCCGTGCACGCCACTCAGCGGCCACAGCGGACACCACAGACTTGTAAGTGACCCGTGGCTCAACCTCCCGGTAGTACTCGCGCTCCTCGGTTTCATACCCGACGCACCACGATTCCATCCGGGCTATCTGGATTTCACGGAGAGCAGCGTATGTCGCTTTGCACTCCTCGATGAACGCGTTTGCCATACGGCAATCGTAGCGGACGCTACGTAGGGAGTCAAATGGGGAAACACAAGGGAAGATCCGGCCGACCTTACCGGACTAAGCGCGCCAATTTCAGGCGTAAGTGTGCTGCCGAGAACCGGCCATGTTCGCTATGCGGTAAGCCTATCGACTACACGCTAACGGGTAAGAATCCGATGGCGTGGACGTTGGAACACATCATTCCGGTATCGGAGCTTAAGCGCATTGACCCTAACCATCGCCTGCTTGAGGCTGTGTCGAATTTTGCGGCTGCTCATTTCCTCTGTAACCAACGTAAGCAGGATGGGGGTTACCGGGATAAGGGTACGGCGGGTCCGGCTCCTGCTGCTAGCTCTAGGCGGTGGACGTGAGGCGGCATTTGACCGCTAAACGCGGGTGGATGGCGTTAGCGCTCAGTGTGCTGGTCTACGAGGTTGCGGCACCTGAGGGGGAACTACTCTCGGAGGGTGTCGATAGGGCTTTGCTTAGTAATCGTAAGAGTGTGCGGGCTGCGGCTTGGGCGGGGATCACGGTTACCGCATTGCATCTGCTTAATGTGCTGCCGGTGTGGTGCGATCCTTATGCCCTGTTGGCACGTGTTCGGATCTAAACAAGTAATAACCCCCTCTGGGCTACCAGTAATGGCAGCTCGGAGGGGGTTATTTTGCGTTCTGGGGGTGGTGTTACTGGGCCGGTTCTTCTGCCGGGGTCTCGGGGTCGGTCGGCTCTTCCACCGGGGGTTCCTCGGTCGGCTCCTCTTCCACCGGCTCCTCTTCCGGCTTGGGCAGTCGCCAGAACTTGGGGGCTTCCGGTTCTGCCTCGTCGGCTAGCGGGGTGCCGGTTGCGGGCAGTCCTCCGGGGCCTTGGGGCATGGTGGGCGGGCAGGGTGCGAACTTGCCGTTACCTACCTCGATCTGGCACTTGGGCTTGGGTGCCGGGGCCGCGTCGGCTGTGGCGGCGAATCCGAGCAGACCCCCCAGGGCCAGGATGGTGACGGCTGCGGCTCGGACGATGGTGCGGAACATCTGTGTTCCCCTTTCGTTAAGGTGTTTCTTAGCTTAGCTGGTGTTTACGGGTTGTTGGGGTGGTTTTTGTGCCGCGTTTACCTTGCGACTGCTTGAGTGTAGCTTGCGCTACGTCGTTTGTCTAGTTCCTTCTTAAGCTGGTCTTTCATCCATTCCCATTGCCAGTCTCCGTAATCGCCGTTTTGGAAGTCTTCCAGCGCGGCTAAGGTCCCGACCCCCTCGTTTGTCCATATGCTCAGGAATGCGACTAGACCCTTATCTTTGAGCGATACCGCGTGATCCTTGTAGTTCACAGCCATACGTCCCCGTCCAGCTCCAACACATTCATAAGGTTTAGGTAAGTGCCATCTTCCCCGTATCTAACGTCAGCGTCCTGGTTGAACTTGAGTAGGGCAGCTACGAGGTCGGCTACCTTGACTGTGTCACTCATCGCCGGTTGAACTCCCGATACTTGGCCCGGTACTCGCGGGCATCACGACGGATCTGCCGACGGCTACGCGTCTCAAGCATTAGCTGCGTGCCGCTATCCTCACGAGGCTTAGCCGACATGCGCTGAGCTGTCCGCACCCACTTAGCAAGAATCACAACCGTTGAAACAAGAATCCCAAACGCGACTAGCATCCTGCTACCTACTTACTTTCTGCTTCGGCTAGCCACCGGTTAATGGTGGTGCGCGCTATACCGGTTGCCTCGAATACGTCCGCGCGGGTGATCCCCGCCTTAACAGCACTGACAACCGCCGCCCTTAGCTTCTGGTCTGCCATGCGCTTAGCTTCGGCCGACTCTTCCGCCGTTTGCTGAAGTGCGCTTAGAACCGCGTTCTTGTCAGTGCTCATCGTTACCTAGTCCTCATCCCATGACTCCCCCGCATATGTGGGGTCGAAGTCTGCCGGTGGTGTAGCTGTGTCAGGGTAGCGTCTGCGGACGCCTTCCATGCGGTCCATGTACGCCTCCCAGTGTCCTAGGCATCGCACGTAGGACCCTTTAAGGCCGTAGCCGAACCGGTACTCGACTGGGCCGGTGCAGGTGTCCCCGTAGGACTCGATGCATGTCGGCTCATCCTTGACTGTCTCTTTACTCACTGTCCGCGTCCTTCCCGGTACTTAGCGGCCAGCTCTTGCATCTTGGCGCGGTCGGCCTTGGCTTCCATGTACATGCGCCCGAACATGAACCGGGTCACAAGCTTCCTCATCTCTAGCTCCTAAGGTTCGGTTACTTGGCTGGTCACTCGGCACGACACCGGGGCTATCAGGTTTGCGCTAACACGCTTACCCCGGTGCCATACCCAACGGCCGGCTAGTAGCCCACGCGGTAGTACTGGGTGCCTACCAGCGTCATCGTCCCGGACCCGTCAGCGTCCGAAGCTTGCGCGTACTGGTCGGCGTCGAACGTGATGGACATTGCCAGGTTGGCGGGCATCCCATGCTTGGCAAGCCATTGTGGCAACGTCAGTTCTCCGATGACCTCGTTAAGGTCATTCCACGCGGGGTCGTCTTCGGACTCGTAAGGCCCGTCCACCTTGTCGGGGCTGTAGGCGTCCGCCTCGTCTTCCCCGTGCACGTCGATCCAAGCGAAGTACTTAGCGGGGTCATCCCCCATGCGCTCGACATGCGCCAGTACCGCCGCGATGGCCTCGTAGCGGTCGATCTTGACCGGCCCAAAGTTCTCGTAGTCGCAGATGTGCCACTCCTCATGCGGCCCGGACCACTCACCCACCCGCCTCAGCGCATGGTCACCCCGTGCGAGGATCGCGCCGATGCGCTCTAGCACCTCGTCCTCGGTGGTGTCGGTGTCCAGCTCGACCCAATCCCCGACCAGATAGCCCGCGTTGTATGCGGCCAGGTCCCCGATCCAGATGCTCGGCTTGTCACTCATGTCGGTTAGCTCCCTCGTTTGGTGTGCTCCAAGCGTAGCATGCCGCTACGTTGGGCGTCAAGCTGCCTTGCTGGTGTTGTTCGCGGCCCACAACAATGCCGCCCCCAGCTTGCAATCTGTGGGAACAATGTTGCCCCGGTCGGCTGTGATCACGTCCCCGTTCACGTCCCAGTAGCGGCCGTCTGCGGCTGTAATGCGCTTAGCGCTGCCGTGGTCTGTGATGGTGAGGTTGGCATGCCAGGGGGTGAATGAGACCGCGATAGCGGGGTTAACGGGCATGGTGGTCATCATGGTTTCGGTCATTACGGTTAGCTCCCTTGCTTGGTTGAATTGAAGTAGTCGCGGACAGCGTCGGCCAGCTCATCACCAGCACTCGCAAGCTCCTCGTTGGCGTCCGCTATCGACATATCCCAATCCTCGTAACCACACTTGGGTTCGTTACCGTTGGGGTCCTCGTTATCGGCGATGAACTTGCTCTTACGGTCGTCCACCTCATCCCAGTATGCGAGTGCTTCCCGGAGCGCTGCCCGCGCCGCTTTGCTGTCCATTGCCAGATCCTTACTTAGATGCTTACTTGAGTGCCCCGGTGAGGAGTCGAACCTCACCCTTAAACCCTTGGGGCTTTACCGCCTACTTGGCGCGGGTGTAAAACATTCCCGCTTCGGCCAGCGCGACCGCCGTGGTTAGCGGGATACTACGCTCGACACCCGTCCTGGACGTGATCTCGACAACCCCGCTAAGAACATCCTCGGACTGGTAGTTGATGCGCCGTAGGGTGCCCCTGTCGGACGTCTCACCGTCGTCCTCCGACCACGTGACACCGTGGTTACCCTCGACCGCCGCAACGATGCTTGCCAGCTTGCGGAAGTAGTTAACATTCATGGTTAGCTCCCTGGTTTGGGTTGGTACTTGAGCGCCCCGGTGAGGAATCGAACCTCACTGCCACCACGCGGGGCCACCTTGCTTAGCTCTTGGTGTAGCTGATGGTCGGCTTGACCAGGCTCACGCCGTGCCGCCAGGGTGTGCGCTTGGCGGGCTTGGTGAGGTTGACCGGCTTGGTGAGGTTGACGCGCATTGTGGTTAGCTCCCTGCTAGTTGTTACTTGGTTACTTGCTGGCTTGCTTGTTGTCGGTGGCCCATTGGACCGCTTCCCGCTTACTGGTAAACCCTGTCGCTAGCGGCTGGTCATCCATGTTGAACGGGTAAGGCCGCACCGACCACTTGCGCTTACTGCCGCTCACCATCATTCCGGTTCCGATGACCTCGTATGCCGCCATGTTCTTGCCTCCCTCTCGTTTTCTGTTAGCTCAAGCGTAGCATGCGCTACGTTGTCGGTGCAACCCCATTCTTTCGATTCTGGTAAAGCTCCCAATCTTCGGCTAGATCCTCGTCGCGGGACAGCGCTTGCTCCCAGTGCTGCGCATACTCTTCGCGGCCCAGGCTCCGCAACGCGACCGTGATTGAGTAGATCTCATCCGCGTTAAGGTGAGACACCAAGTCACCAGCGGCATCCGTGAGGGTGTCCACCATCGTGCCTACGGCGTCCAGAATCGACGCTGAGGGGCTAGCGGTAGAAGCTGTGGGCCAATGCCCGGTGCTGTCCGCGTGATCGTTAGCGTCCTCGATATTTCGTTCACCGCACACGTTGCAATTCGGGTAGTCGCCCATTGTTAGCCCCTTAGCTAGTAGTTCTAGGATGAGTCCCCCACCCCGGAATCGAACCGGGACCACGCACCATGTGGGGGTGCCAAGCCCTAAGGCTAAGCCGGAACCATCATCGTCGACTCCTCGCGGATGGGGTTAGCCGGTGCCGACTCCTGATACAGGTCATACTCACCCGCCAGGTAGCGTGCATAGTCCGCCTTGAGGCCCTGGTAGACGCTCACGACACGCGCGGCCGGGAGCCGGACAGCCCACACGTTCCCGTTACCGTGCACGTGCACCAACCAAGCCCCCAGCAGCTCCCCATCCTTCGGCTTGCCATGCTCCGCGATGGTGTCCTCGAAAGCCGTGAGCAGTTCGGGCAGCTCCTCCGGGGTGTTGACCACGTACCCGAACAAGCCGGTCGGTGCGTTCTCGTCACCGTCGGTGGCTGTCATCCAGCCCTCACGCGCCATAGCCGCGAACATTGCCTTGCTTGCCTTGGTGATCGACATGATGGTTAGCTCCCTTGTGTCGGTGTCTGACTGACATGACAAACGTAGCATGCCGCTACGTTCCGCGTCAACAAAATTCTTACTTGCCTGGTCAAGCCCATAAAATTGCCTACTTCGGCCGGCTAAAATTCCCTACTTGGCCCAAATAAATTCCCTACTTCGCATGCGCACACGCACACGCACACGGCACGCACGCACACGCACGCCTGGACGCGCACCCGCGCACCCGCGCACCCGCGCGAGTCCAGCCCCAGCCCCCAGCCCTAGGCTTGACCACCGTAAACGTGAGTAGCGCGCGCTACGTTAGCCACTAAGCGCTTAGCCCCCCAGCCCTAGGCACTCACACCGGGCACACCCCGTTAGCCCGCTAGCGTCCATCTCAGCCCCCTTAAAGCTAAGCCCCAGCCCCAACACGCTAAGCCCTCAAGCCCCAGCCGCTGGACACAACAAAGCACCCCCCACCCGATTGGGTGAGGGGTGCTCAAGTAACGCCTAAGTGCTCAGTCTGTCCGGCCGGTGAGTTTGTCCAGCACCGGTGTCACGATGTCACGGTTAGCGTCGGGATTATCGCGCAACCGGGGAAGGATGAAAGCCCCAGCAGAGTAAAGCTCCGGCCGCGCGTTAGCGGGTTGCCCGTAGCCCCCACCCACACCCCAGTTTCTTTGATCCGACTCGCTCATGTCATGCATGAGGGGAAGCAGGATGCAACGCAACGTGGCAACACTGGTAACCGCGTAAGCGATGACACCGGGGTCTAGGTACTCCCCAGCACTCTTAGCCTTAATGCGAGTAGACATAATCCTGCCGTCGCGGCCCTTAACGGACCAATCCACCCATAGCTCACTCTGCAAGCCCATAGCGTCGACTGACAGCAGTAGGCGCATAATTTGTCGACCGTACGCGCGGACACTCTTAGGTTTAATCCCGGCATGCACCCCGACTTGCGCCACAACCTCAACAACCTCACTCGGGGCTTCAATGCGAGTGTCATAGAGCATGCACTCCGGCTCACCGGACAGGAAGGCCCCAACGTCAACCGTGTGACCGGTCACGTCCCATTGGGTAACCCATGCGGGGCTATCAGCAGCAACCTTAGACACAAAGTCTTTGGCATCTTCGGCCGCGCGGATACCCTCATCCGCCAGACCATCTAGCAAGCCTTGCACTGCTTCGGGAATGCTCTTAGCCCCAGCCCACTTGCGTGAGTAATCGTCGCCCAATTGGTCATCCTGCCAGTACTGAGCATTACTCTTGCTCTTGTCCTGATAGTAGGGCTGAGCAAGAATGTTCTCTAGTCTGTCCAGCACCTCACCGATACCGTTAACCGTCACGTCCACGTGTTCCATGCTCTTGCCTTCCCGGTTGCTTGCCATAGGTAGAACGTAGCATGCGCTACGCCTAGGGGTCAAAGGGGGGCTGAGACTAACCCCAGCCCCCCCTAGCGCTAAGCGCTACGCGGACACCTTGCGCCACGTGTTGTCATCCATCCCTTTGCGGATACGCATGTCAACAGCCTCATCCCAACTGAACCCGGCCGACAACATCTCACACATAGCCTTGCTGGCCCTAGGGGACACAACAGCGTCAGTCCCGGTGCTTTCGATATTCTTACGCACCTTTGCGACGAAAGTCAGCACACGGTCAACGTGAGCCGGTTCCGCGACCGCTTCGCACATGGCACGCTCAACCGTCGGATCAAGCTCAACCTTAACGAAACCGAACCGGTCCGCCGTAGCGCTATCAACCTTTGCACGCGCGTTGTACTGCCGCGTAGCCCCCATCATGTTCGTGTTGCCAGCACCCACAAACTTGAACTCGGGGTGACGCTTGACCATCCCATCCGGGAAGGCACACACCCCGTTAGCAAGCGCACCATTAAGGGTGACCAGAACAGCAGGGTTACAAGCGTCCATCTCATCCGCCAAGAACACCCCACCATGCTCGTAGCGCTCACGAAACACGGTCGAAACGTAGGTGCCCGTTGCGGACATGAAACCGACAAGCGCACTTTGCGGAGTTTGGGGACCGAATGAGATAGCCCCGAACTCAACCCCCAGCAGCTCAGCAGCATGCATAGCAAGCGTGGACTTACCGGTACCGGCCGGACCATAGGCGTAAACGTCCTGCCCAATCGTCAGCAGCTTGGCAACCGTTGCAAGCTTGGGGTGTGCACCCTGCTTACGCTTCGGCTCAGCCCCGTCTCCCGAAGGCTGGTAGATGATGGTCTCCGGCATGACGATGCCCTTAGTGACTTCGGTCGCAACCTCACGCGCGATCGCTTCCACCTGAGCTTTGTCAATCTGAGGTGCTGCTGTCAGCAGCCCCAGCAGAGACTCAATCGCCGCCATACGGTTATCGGCCGGTGCTTCGGTCGCGGGCGCCTTGGGGGCAGGCACTTCGGCCGGTGCCTTAGGTGCTTCGGCCGGTGCTTCGGGTGCTTCGGTGTCACGGTCGCACGTGTGCTTGACCAGCACCCCGTTACGCTCATGCACCCGGATGTTCTCCTGCCCGGTCACGTCATCCTTGGCGAAGTACGCCTTGCTTTCGTCGCCGCACACCTCACACGCCGCGCGAAGAGAACGAACCGAAGTCTTGATAAGAGCCATGGTGAAAGCCTTTCGTGTGTGTTGCGCTTAACCTGATAGCTAGAACGTAGCCTATCGCTACGTTAGCGCGCAACTCTAAGAATGAATCTAGCGCTTGAGCTGGGGTTATCCCGGTAGGTAGCCCCCTGCTACACACCCCCGATAGGGGTCCTAGCAGCACCCCCTAGGAAGCACCCCCCCCATAGGGCACCCCTTAGGACAGCATCCCCAGCAGCAAGCCCTAGCGCTAAGCAACCCCCTAAGCATGCCCAAGGCTTGGCAGACAGCACCCCCCACACACCCCCACACTGCTAGCCCCGCTAAGCCCCCAAGCCCACACACCCACACCCACACACACCCCACACACCGTTAGCCGCTTAGCGTGGCTCTCAGCCCCAGCAAAGCCCACACACACCCCAGCCCCAAGGCTTGGAAGTCGCGCAAAGAAACACACCCCACCAACACACACCCCTAGACAGCACCACACCCCCATGCCTAAGAGACATGAGGGTGTGAGTAGCAAGCCCTAGAGTCGACTAGCCCCAGTAGCCCACCCAATAGCCGCACACGGTGCAGTTGTAACAACGGTCCGGTGTGCAAGCCCCATCCGCACATGGCACCCTCACCAAGCTCACAGTGTCCCCATGCGTAAGCGCTAGATAGCCCCCACGGTTAGACACCCACTGGTCATCTGGCAAGGCGTCCACAATCTGCCAAGCCTCAGCAAGCGTAGGAGCGCTAAGCCCCACACCCCCGGCCGTACGGAACGAAACATGAGTACCGTGGTCTGTCATCTCAGTAGCAGCCCTAGCCGCGTGCGTTGTCATGCCCACACCCTAACCCACGTAGCCCCCTGCTACGCAACCCTTAGCGCTAAGCCCAAGCCAAGCCCCCAGTAGCCCCGCTAAGCCCCGCTAGCACCCCTAAGGGTGGGGGGTGCCCCCCGGCCGCCCAGGCGGTCCATATCTGCGCCCC